TCAAAAGGTGACTGGACAATTAAACAGAAAACGATGGGCGAAGTTTCAAATCTTATTACCGATATGACTTTGAAAGGCGCATCAAATAGTGAAATTGCTAGAGCCGTAAAGCATTCGATGGTCGTCATCGATGCTGAAAAACATAATTTAGATTATAAAAGATCTGAAAGAGAAAACGGTATTCCAGAATTACGAAAAAGATATCAGATGCATTACGATGTTATTACTGGTACTACAAAAATGGGAGCCTCAACTCTTATTTCTAGATCAAAAACCGATCATAGAGAAACAGAGACCTGGGAAAAACCACGTACTGCGGAAGAACTAGCCGCAAATCCTAGATTGAAACCTACTGTTAAGAAAACTAAAACAGTTTCTACAGATAGTGTAATTGAACTAGTTGATGATGCTAAGAAACTAGGTTCTGGTACTCCTATTGAAAACATGTATGGTGATTATGTAAATGCTCTTGGTAAAATGAGGGATAAAGCTAATAAAATTGTAGAGACATCTCCTAATCTTAAGCTCAGCAAAGAGGCAAGAGTTAAGTATAAGGATCAAGTCGAGTCTCTACAACACAAGCTTAATACTGCCCTTATGAACTCTCCTAAAGAACGTCAAGCTCAGCTCATAGCTAACAAAGCTATTGCTGACAAACGTACTCCTGAGATGGGTAAAGAACAACTTAAGAAGCTCAAACAACAGGCTATTGCAGCAGCCCGTCTAAAGACTGGTGCTGATGGAGCTGGTACTCGTATTAACATAGACAATGATGAGTGGCAAGCTATCCAGTCTGGTGCTGTAAGTACTAAGATGCTTACTGATGTACTACGCTTTGCTGATAGTGATCGTGTTAAGCAACTGGCTACACCTCGTAAAGAGAAGGCTATCAGTCTTGGTACAGCTAGCAGAGCTAGAGCTATGCTTAAGAGTGGTCACACCTATGCTGAAGTAGCGTCTGCTCTAGGTATCAGTGTGTCTACTGTGCAAGACCTATCATAGAAAGGAGGAGCTAGTCCATGACTACACAACAAGACACCGTTGACAACTCATCACTCTATGCTGATACAGTAACGAATGAAGAGTACAACAAAGCAGTAAGTATCAATGCTATGCTTACTACGTATGACAACCCATACAATCCATACACAGACTATGATGCTTGGTGGCAATGGGACAAAGAGAATGGTTACAACACACCAGAACTCTTAGCGTTTGTAATGGGTGACACATCTAAAGCTTTGGATGAAGTAGAAGTAGCACAGATCCAAGCTACTGCTATGAACTACATCGTAGATGAAGGACCAATCGAAGACGTTTGGACATTCATCAAAGAAGATACAGCAACGCCCATTCGTTTACCGACATCAACGTCGACCGTGACAACGTTTTAAATGAAATAAAACGAGTCACAAAATGCGACACCCCATAGGGGGGAGGGTCGTGGGATCTCCCCACCCCTCTGCATCGCCGCACCTCTCCAAAATTTCCCCGGAGTGGTTTTTGACCCTAATTCTTGGGTCAAAGTATAGGGTAACTAAATCAAAGGAGACTAGAACTATGCACACAGAAGTACATGACCACTTCATTGGTCTGCTAAAGTGGCTACTATCTCCTGAAGTTCTTTCTCAGATCGGACTTTATGTCGGTATAGGAGCTTCAATTGTTGGTTTTTCAACTCGTGTGTTCAAGAAACTCTGGAACAAACTCGAAGAAAAGCAAAACCAAGAGATCGAAGGTATCAAAAATTCCATTGAGGCATTAGCTATCAGCATGGAAGAGATGAGAAAGACCCAAGAGCGAGACTTCTTGAGGTTACAAATCATCACCGGCATCCATTCCGGACGATTGTCGAACAACGAAGTTCTGACATTGTATGACCAGTACGTCCAAAACGGCGGAAACTCGTATGTTAGTCGGGTAGTGAATGATTATGTGGAAGAAGAAAAATCAAGGGAAGAGGTAAAACGTAATGTTAGAAAACGTACTTAATTTAATTACGTTAGTTGTTATGGTAGCACCATTGGTTGTTGAAGGGGTTAAATACCTCGGTGCTGTCACACACAACAAAAAAGTTATTACGCTGGCCGAACGAGCAATGATCATAGTGTCATCACTCGACCGCTTGGATATTGCTAACGACAGTAAGAAACAAGCAGCTCTAGACAAGCTACTTCATTTCGCTAATGAAACACGAACTCAATTAACTACTGCTCAAGCAGAAGATTATATCGAGAATGCTGTTTTAACGTTACGCAGACTTCAGGAAAGTGCTAGCAATTCGGAGGTATCTACAAATGCCCCGGAGAAGAAATGAAACGGACGATATTCGTCAAGCATTAACACCAGAAGGACGAATGCTAAAACTTACAAAGAAAGCATTCGACTTGGCCGAGCGCCAGTTAGACGATGGTACCATAGCTCCAAGTACTTTGAACGCTCTGTTGCGTTATGGTACAGTAGAAAACGAACTCCAACTAGAAGGTCTTAGAGCCAAGAACAAACTTAATGACTCTAAAGTCGCTTTGATTGACAGCGAAGTCAAAGGTAAAGGTGACAGTCAAGAAGTTATTAACGCTATTCGTGGTTATATGCCATCGGAGGAGTTCAATGTCGAATAGAGAGCTTCTATTAGATTTATCTTACGATGAATTAATTAAGTACTCGTCATATGGTGATCGACTAAACTATCTTTCTCTATACAAGAAGGGATACATCTCCCCAAGAACAATATCGAACAAATTTTACCGGTCAAGACTTTGGATGGATCTTCGTGATCAAGTCATTGCTCGAGATCTAGGTTATGATTTGGGTGTTCCTGGAATGGATATCGAAGGGCCGATCTTAGTGCACCACATTTTTCCATTGGAAGAAGAGGACATACTAAATTGGGATGAAGACGTATTGTTAAATCCCAATCGGTTGATTACAACTTCTATTAAGACACACAACATAATCCATTATGGAGATAGATCCCAAAGCGTGTATGTCGAAAGAAAGCCTGGTGATACAAAACTATGGTGAGGTACTAATGTCAAAAATTTTAGACGATGTTAAGAGTACTTTAGATTTTGCTTCAGAAGAAGATTCTGGTTTCGATTCTCGACTATTGTTGGAAATCGATGGTATTGTTGGTACATTATCACAACTTACCAAAGTACACCCAGATTGTGACATAACAAAAGATACCGAATGGAGTCAATTGTTAAAAGAATCTGACAAACATCTATTAAGACTCGTCAAGCAGTACATATTCCTTTCCATACGAGTGGTATTCGATCCGCCTGCTGGTAGTGTCCTAACAACACTAACTACAAGCATCAATAATACTGCTCACCGAATTATTATTCAGAAGGGAGAGTACAATGATGCAGAGTGACGTTATTATTGGAACGGATACATCTGATGACATTATTCAGCACTTCGGAATCAAAGGTATGAAGTGGGGGTTTCGTAGAAGTCGTAAGCCTAGCACTCGAAGATTGAAACGAGAAGCTAAGAAAGCTCAAAAAGCCTGGGATCGTAAGTATTTGTCAAGACACACTATGACGACTACGGATTTACGAAAAGCCACTGAAAGACTTAAAGCTGAAAATAATTTCGCGGAACAGGTTTATCGTTCTAGAAATATAATGAACGGCGGTAACAACAATAACAACAAAGGTAATAATAAATCTAATCCATTAACCGAAGTTGTTAAATCTATTGGTAACGATATTATTCGTGATCAAGCTAAAACCGGTTATAAAGTTATTCAGGATAAAGTGAAAGATCATTTGCCCGAGTATACTAAAGCAACAACCAAAGCCGCCCGTGCACTTGTTAAAGTAATGGGGTAATTTATTTTGGTACTATCTAACAAAGCATATCCGGAAGAGTACATGAAGTTTAAGGAGCAAGTTCTTAGAGGTGAGATTCCGGTAAATCGGATGGTGTCACTGGAAATGAACCGTATTGATTTCTTAATTGAGTCACCGGATTATTACTATGATAATAAAGCCATCGAGGGCTTCGTTAGGTTTTGCGAGAATGAAATGACCCTCACAGATGGTAGTGACGTAACTCTTCTACCATCATTTAAATTATGGGCTGAATGTGCCCTCGCATGGTTCTATCTCTCAGAGGAAAGGGTATACAATCCTAAACTCGGTAAATGGGAGATAAAATCAAAATTCAAGCGACTTACGAACAAACAATTCTTGATTGTGGGACGTGGGGCCGCTAAATCTCTATACTCAACATTTATGCAAGCATACATGTTGCTTATAGACACAACCACAACACACCAAGTAGTTTGTGCACCAACAATGAAACAAGCAGAAGAGATCATGGGACCATTCCGTACCGCATTAAGTAGAGCCAAAGGCCCTCTTGTGCAATACATGGTTCAAGGATCCAAGATGACGGGTAATCTTACCCAGAAACAATTGTTAGCATCAACTAAAAAGGGTGTTGAAAATTTCGCTACAAATAGTCTATTAGAAATTCGCCCAATGTCTATTGACAAACTTCAAGGTCTTCGTTGTAAATACGCCTCGGTAGATGAATGGTTATCTGGCGATGTTCGCGAAAACGTTATTGGAGCAATAGAACAGGGTGCTTCTAAGAATGATAATTACATGATTATAGCAACTTCGTCTGAAGGTACTGCCCGGGATGGTGTTGGGGACACAATTAAGATGGAACTTACAGATATTCTTGAAGGACGATTCTTTAATCCCCATGTATCTATTTGGTACTATCGATTGGACGACGTACGTGAAGTAGCGTTCCCCGAGATGTGGATGAAAGCAAATCCCAATCTTGGGGCTACAGTTTCTTATGAGACATATCGACGCGAGGTTGAACAAGCTGAACACCAACCCTCTGATAGAGCGGATATTCTAGCAAAACGTTTCGGTATTCCTGTTGAAGGTTATACATACTTCTTCGTTTACGAAGAAACGATTCCTCATAGACCGCAAAACTTTGATGGACTTGAATGTGCACTCGGTGGTGACCTTTCTCAAGGTGATGACTTCTGTGCGTTTACATTCTTATTCCCAATTGGTCGTGGTCGATTTGGTGTTAAAACACGTTCGTATGTTTGTGAAAGTAAACTTAAGAAACTAACGTCAGCTATGCGTAATAAGTACGATGAGTTTATAAACGAGGGTACGCTCGTCGTCATGCCAGATACAATTCTGAACATGATGAAAGTGTATGACGATTTGTCGAACTTCATTTATGAGCACAAGTATTCGGTTTATGCTTTTGGTTTCGACCCATATAATGCCAGAGAGTTCGTTGAAAGATGGGGTCGTGAAAATGGTGAGTATGGCGTCGAAAAGATTATTCAAGGATCTAGAACAGAGTCTGTTCCAATGGGTGAGCTTAAGAACTTGGCTATGGAACGACAATTGATCTTTGATGAAGAGCTTATGAAATTTGCTATGGGTAATGCCGTTGCTATTCAAGATAATAACGGTAACTACAAATTATCTAAGCGAAGAGCTGATGAAAAGATCGATAATGTAGCCGCATTAATCGACGCATGGGTTGCTTACAAACGTAATTTAGACTTATTTGTATCATAGAAAGGCCAATATGAGTATTTTTACAGATGGACTTACGCATGCTTGGTCTATGTTTTCCAAAACGAAAACTACTTCCAATTTAGTTGAGACAGATGAGGTATTTCAACTGTCCAACGAACCACGGGCATTAAGCCCAAACACCTCCATAGCCGGACGATCATATAGTCGTTCATCAATTGCGTCTATGATCTTTAATAGGATCGCTATGGACGCAGCTATGGTCAAATTTCAACACGTTAAATTGGAGAACGATGGAGAGAACCAGACTGTACAAAAGAAATCGTCATTGCAGCGTCTGTTCGACGTAGAAATGAATATTGACCAATCGTCAACCGATTTCTTCCACGATTTGGTTTACTCATTGTTTGACGATGGAGTTGTTGCAGCCGTCCCATTAGAAGCAACAATAGACCCAATGACATCTGATGCCTACGATATTACATCGATGCGTGTCGGAAAGATTTTAGAGTGGTATCCAACCAAAATTCGTGTTAAAATTTATAACGAAACAAAAGGTGATTTCTCAGAGATTATTGTGCCAAAGAAAATGTGCGCGATTATCGAGAACCCTTTGGCAAACATTATTGGTCCTGAAAATCCAACAATGTCTCGTCTCTTGCAAAAGTTATCTTTATTAGATGCTCAGGATAGAGAAGCCATTGCTAACAAATGGAACATGATTCTGCAATTACCAGTACCTGTTCGAAACGATATTAAGCGAAAAGAAGCTAATGAGCGTATTAAGGACATTGAGGTTCAACTTAAAGAATCTCCTATGGGTATTGCTTATGTTGCTGCTGATGAAAAGATCACCCAACTCAATCGCCCAGTTAATTCTAATCTGATGGACGAAATTAAGTATCTGACTGATGAACTTTTATCGCAGATCGGATTAACTAAAGCGGTATTTGATGGGACAGCTAACGCTGAACAAATGCAGAATTATTATACCCGTACAATTGATCCTATTGTGACTCGCATTCAAGAAGAATTCCAACGTAAATTCATCACTAAGACGGGTTATACACAAGGACATCGTATTGTTACGTATAATGATCCATTTAAACTTGTACCAACAAGTCAACTTGCAACAATTGGCGACTCATTGCTACGGAACAGAATTCTTACCTCGAACGAATTCCGTGCTGTTATTGGTTATGGACCTATTACAGATCCTATGGCCGATCAATTGTATAATCCTAACATCGCTGATAACAATCAAGATGTTTCTGTGCCTGGGTCGGTCGCGTCCCCTGGAGCTGAAGGTTACGAAGAGAATCCAGAAGAACTGGATGAAGACGGCTATCTCGAGTACCTAAGACAACTTCAAAATGGCGGCAAATAATTGACGGAGGTAAATCGTATTCATGGGAAAACATCCTAAGTATGATTTCGCGGGTTATGTGACCCGTAATGACATGCGTTGTACAGACGGTGTCACCATTCGTCATGGAGCATTTGCTGAGAACGATGGTAAAAAGGTTCCTCTGGTTTGGTCACACGACCCGAGCACACCTGAAAACATCATCGGACATGTGCTATTGCATCATGCGGATGAGGGTGTTTATGGCGAAGGGTATTTCAATAATACTGCGAAAGCTGTCAACGCCAAAGAACTCGTACAACATGGTGATATCATGTGTATGTCAATCGGAGCGAATCGTATTAAACGTACTCCGCAAAACGACGTTATTCATGGTAACATCTATGAAGTATCGCTTGTGCTCGCAGGAGCTAATCCTGGAGCCGTAATTACAGAAGTGCTACAGCACTCTGATAATCCAGACGAAGGGGAAAGTATCGTAATGGAAAGTAACCAACTTATTCATTCAGCTAGCGATGTGTTGCTTGGCGACGAAACACGAGTTAGTGTATTCGACCGTATCCAACACGCTGAAGAAGGTACTGAATCTGCAGTTCTTGATGAAGTATTGGGAACTCTTAATGAGGATCAACAAGAAGCAGTATCTATCTTGACTGAAGCAGCAGCTAATGCTGCTCTTGAAGCGCATGAAGCGGCAATCGACGAAGAATTTGAAAACGCTGTTGACGCTCGAGTAAATGAAATTCTTGATGAACTCGCAGCAGAAGCTGACGACGAAGAAGATGAAGAATCTGAAGAAATCGAACAATCCGACAAGGGAGGAACTTTGATGCACTATAACGCATTCGAACAAACATCTGCTAATAACAACGAAGAAATTCGTCACTCATTAACAGAAGCTATGCAAACAGCTAAAGATCGTGGTCTTAAACTTAGTAACGTTCTTGTAGACTTCGAGAATGGCGACACTCTTAAACACTCAATGAACAACATCGACAAGTTGTTCCCAGATCACCAATTGCAAAATGGTGTTCAAGTAATCTACTCACCTAACACTGCTACAGAACATATCTTGTCTAAGGTAACTAAAGTTCCTACAGCATTTGTTAAATCAATCATGACCGACTTGTCTGACCTTACTGACGAACAACTTCGTGCGAAAGGTTATATCAAGGGTACAGAAAAGAAAGAACAAATCATTTCATTCCTTTCTCGTAAAACTGATCCAACTACGATCTATAAAAAACAATCAATTGACCGTGACGATGCTATCGATATCGGCCAACAATTGAACGTTGCTGCCTTCTTCAACCAAGAAATGCGCATCAAGTTGAACGATGAAATTGCACAAGCAATCCTCGTATCAGATGGTCGTGCTACTGGTGATGCTGCTAAGATCAAAGAAGACAAGATCCGTCCCATCTCTAAAGACGAAGACTTCTACACAATCAAAGCTAAATACAATCCTAAGATGCTTCTTGACTTGTTCCAAACTGTTGCGGAATTCAAGACTAAGATGCTCGGTTCTGGTACACCAACTCTTTATGTTAACCCACTCTTCCTTACTAAACTTCGCTTCTTGCGCAACAAGAACGAACAATGGGTATTCGGTGGACAACAACCAGCAACTAAAGAATATCTTGCTTCATTGTTCGGCGTAGCTGATATCGTTGAAACTAACTTCTTGAAAGAAGACGAAATGATTATGGTTAACCTTGCTGACTACCAAATCGGTACTAACAAAGGCGGCGAAGTTAACACATTCGAACACTTCGATATCGACTACAACAAACAAAAATACCTTATTGAAGCTCGTCTTTCAGGAGCTCTTGTGCGCGCTAAATCAGCCGTATACTTCACTCCAGAAGGTGCTACTGCCGCTCCTGCCGCTGCGACTGGAACTGAATCACCTCGAGTAGGCGGATAATGAAATACTCTGGTAACGCGGGTTTTCGGATTACTGATGTAGAGGTTGAGCCGGATGTGTTCGAACCTCAAGTGGTTGTTAAGAAAGTACGCGGCGATGTTGTTACGAGTCGTTACCATCATGATCAAAATGGCGACAAATCGACAATTGATAACATACGAATTACCAACCAGATTTCATTAGTAGCTGATCAATTCTTTATGAAGCATATTTCAAATCTTTTGTATTTGGAATATCAGGGGGTCAAATGGAAAGTCGAAAGCTTTACTATAAGACCCCCACGAGTGATCTTGGATTTAGGAGGAGTTTACAATGAGCAAAAGAATGCTTATCCGACAGATTCTAACCGAAGCGATTCGGAAGTCTAATGAGGATTATAAACTCTTCTATAATCCTACATCAAACACCACTTTGACGTATCCGTGCATTCTTTATAAGAGAACGGGTATTAGACAACGGCATGCCGACAATGTTCGTTATCATTCACATGAAGTATATCAAATCACTATAATCGACAAACGTGTCGATACTCCAATCTTACCTCAACTTTTGGAAAACCAATACTGTGTGTATGAGAATGAATTCATTGTCGATAATATGCATCACACTATTTTAAAAATTAACACGGGAGGATTAGCTAATGGCTAAACTTAAATTCGACGAACTCGGAAAACGTATTTATGAAACTGGTGTTTCCGAAGCCGTATTGTTTGTACAAAACGCATCTGGTCAATATCCTAAAGGTGTTGCTTGGAACGGTATTACTGCCGCTAATGAATCTCCATCAGGAGCTGAAGCAAATGACCAATACGCAGACAACATCAAATACTTGTCACTTACTGGTGCTGAAAACTTTGAAGGTACTATTGAAGCGTTCAACTCTCCAGTTGAATTCGACGAATGTGATGGTATGAAAGCTATCGTTAAAGGTGCTGTTGCCCACCAACAAAACCGTACACCATTTGGATTTGCATTCAAATCTATCGTTGGTAACGACACTCAAGGTAATGACTACGGTTACAAACTTCACTTGTGGTATGGATGTAAAGCTGCTCCATCAGAACGTTCACACGCCACTGTTAACGACAGCCCAGAACCACAAAACCCATCTTGGTCAATTTCTTCAACTCCAGTTACAGTTCCTGGTCACAAACCAACTTCTGTAATCACTATTGATTCAACACAAGTTGAAGCTACTAAGATGCAAAAAGTTCTTGACGCTGTCTATGGTACAGATGATGTTGATGCATATCTTCCATTGCCAGAAAAAGTTATTGAACTATTGTCTTAATTAACACTTTATAGGAGGTATGTCATAGTATGATTAAACAGCAAGTTCGTTATGAGGATTTCGATGGTATCCAACAAGAGGAAACTCTTTACTTCAATCTTAACCGTATGGAGTTGATTGCTTTGCAAGCTCGTTACGGTAAAGATGACATGGCAAAATACATCGAAAAAGTTCAAGCCGAAGAAGACTATCAAAAGATGTACGATCTATTGAATGACATCGTTTTGACTTCATACGGCGTTCGTTCGGAAGATGGAAAACGCTTCATCAAGAATGACCAAGTTCGTGAAGACTTCAAAACTTCACTTGCTTATGAAGCTTTGATTGAAGACTTCCATGACGATGAAGGAGTTACCCTTAATAAATTTATTACAGGTATCACTTCTCATATTCGTGGGCTTAAAGAAGCAGCCGCTTCTGCCGCAGCTCCAGCTGCACAGTAATTCGGGTTGTGGGTGTATTTTTTGCACCCCTTCCTTTTTATTTGTTAAATTTTTTGAGGTGTGAGTATCATGGGATCAGAGTATCTTACAATAAAAACGGAAGATGTTGAATATTGGGATGAGGAAAAGAACGAGTTTATAACCGAAGATGGAGAGGAATACACATTCCGATACACACTTAAGAATTTAGATCGTTGGGAAACTAAACATGAGAAGCGTTTCATTGACAACAAAGAAGAAGTTACTGAAGAAGAGATTCTCGACTTCATTATTATGATGTGTGATCAAGAATTAGACACTTCTAAATTGTCACCTAATGATTTTAAAAAGATTATTGAGTACATGGGACATACACCATCTGCGACAACTACCCCTAAACCAACAGGGAGTGCTCGACCAGTTGCTCAACGTAAGAAGATATTTACATCTGAGATAATTTATGCTCATATGGCACTTAACCATATTCCGTTCGACTGGGAAGATCGAAACTTAAACAAACTAATCGTTTTGTTGAATAGTGTCGCTGCATTACAAGAGCCACCTAAGAAAATGACAAAGGAAGAGGCTATGGCGGAGCAGCGAGCTATAATTATGAAACGACGTGCGGAAGAAGCGGAAAGGAGAAAAATGCGTGGATGATTTTATTATTCATTCTGATGATGTAATCCAACACTTCGGTGTCAAAGGTATGAAATGGGGCAAACGATTGAGAGACAATCATGTCCAAAATTTAGAATACAAATACCGAAAATTGGGATACAACGAAGATCAAGTTAAACAGAAACTTGCTAAACGTCTTCGGAATGAGAAAATCGCATTGGGCGCTGTCGGCGCTGCTGGTGCCGCCGTTGCGGGATATATGCTCAAAAACAAAATCCAAGATGACTTTATCGGTAGAACTCTCAAGAAGGGAAAGACGTTCGACTCTGTTAATGCTGCGTCTAAAATTGACACATCTAGACCCGTTTATGGCGCTTATCGAAAAAATGATAAAGTTAAGTATCGTGGCATGTATGGAATGCAAAGAAAAATGCGACGAGCTTTTTACGGGGATGACTATGGGTTGGGAGATCACGACAATATTTATAAATTCAAGGCTGTTAAAGATGTTAAGATAGCTCCTAATAGAGCCGCTAAAAAATCTTTTAAAAAGCTTTATAAGACCGACTCAGAATTCCGTTCAGTAGCTGATGAAATAGCTTCGCAGGTTAATAAATCCAAAAGCAAGTATAATAATTTTAATGTTGGATTAGTTGCCAGAGGACATAATGAAACATATAAGAAAAATATCGATAAGTTCTATTCGTCTCTTAAGAAAAAAGGATACGATGGGCTTAATGATATTAACGATAAGAAATACTCCGGATATAGAACAAAGAATCCGACCATATTCTTTGATCATAAGAACCTAAAAGTTGCTAGTAAGAAAATCTTAACTAATGACACAATAGAAAAAGATTATGACAAGACTATGAAAATTTTATCGGTTCAAAATAATGCTGGTAAAGTTGCCGGATTCAGTACAGCTGTTGCCGGGTTAGCAGCGTATTCTTCTCATAGAAACAATAATGATGTTCGTAAGAATGATGAGGAATACAACAAGAAGTATGGTAAGAAGGCCCGTAAATGAAAATTTCGGTGAGTGGAGATTTTAATAATCTCGAAAGATATCTTAAGAAAGATAGACGAGTATCTTTAGATCAATTAGGTAAGGCTCTTGTGGAAGCACTCAGAGCTGCTACACCCGCCAGATCTGGAGCAACTGCTTCGGCATGGGGGTATCGTATATCCAAAACGGGTCGAGGCGAAGAACTCGAAATCTTTAATACAAACATTAACAAAGGTAAAAACATTGCTATTCTGATTCATTATGGACACGGTACGGGTACAGGAGGATATGTTCCTCCACACCCATACATCGATAAAGCTATTGATTCCGCATACAAATCAGCTATAAACAGGGTTTTAACCGATTACCTTAAATAGGAGGCAATAAATGGCAGGATATGTTGATGAGAAAGTCGCCAAGGTAACCTTAGACAATAAAGGTTTTACTAAGAACACTCAAGACACAATATCTGCTCTGGATAAACTTAAAGCGGCATTCTCTAAGATTAATGGCGGAAACGCGTCTAAGAATATTGCTAAAGAGATGAACGCTATTCCAGAAGCAGTATCAAATTCAACAACAAAATCCCAAGGTTTATTATCTCGCTTAAAGAATATTTTTAGTCGTAGCACTGATAACATTAACATGTCAGGCGCTGCCAAATCTATTGATCAGATGAATACCGATGTTGCTGATAGAACGTCTAAAACATCAAGTATTTTATCTCGGTTGAAGGGTATTTTCCAAAAGGCGGATAATCACCAGGGGTTCACAAACTCGATTAAGTCTATTGATGGACTAAATGCTAAAGCATCCGGTATTAACCTCAACCCACTTACCGGAGCATTTTCTAGAGCAGCGGACTCCGTAAAAGGATCCCTTAATGCTATGGATGTTGCAATGGGTATCGTTATGGGTAACATGATGCAGAAAGCCATTAGCTTTGGTGCTAAATTCTTTAAAGGCCCAATGGATGGTCTGAACGAATACAACGAAAAACTTGGATCCGTTCAAACGATCATGACGAATACTGAATGGGAAATTCCGGATCAATCTAAGCGTATGCGTATGACTTCCAAGACTTTGGAAGACTTGAACGAATACGCCGATAAAACCATTTACTCATTCAAAGATATGACCAAGAATATCGGTACGTTTACTGCAGCGGGTGTTGGCTTGGAAGATTCCGCTGTAGCGATCAAGGGTATTTCTAACTTGGCCGCAGCATCCGGATCAAATACTCAACAAGCATCTACTGCGATGTACCAATTATCTCAAGCATTAGCTTCTGGTAAAGTAGGTCTTCAGGACTGGAACTCCGTAGTAAATGCTGGTATGGGTGGTAAGTTATTCCAAGACCGTTTGACCGAAATGGCCGAAAAGATGGGACATGCTCGTGATATGACTAAATCTTTCCGGGATTCCTTGAAAGACGGTTGGTTGACTTCAGAAGTTCTTATTAACACTTTGAAAGAATTCTCCGTCGATGAGCAAATGCTTAACGCGGCAACTCAGATCAAATCATTTGGTCAATTGGTAGATACTGTCCAAGAAGCTATTGGTTCTGGATGGGCTACTTCATGGGAATACTTATTTGGTGGATATGAAGAAGCCAAAGGTCTTTGGACCGAAGTTGGTAAAATTGTTGGTAATTATTTCGATGACGCACAAGGAACATATCATGATGCTATTCTCGATATGGATCGTAGCTTGGGTAATTTCCGAAATGCTGTATTGAAGACATGGAAAGATTTAGGTGGTCAAGCATCGTTCTTTAATATAATTAAGAACAGTTTTGAAATTGTCTTTAAAGCACTAACAAAATTCCGAGAAGGATATCGAAGCGCATTTGGCGACTTTAAAACAGTTGGTCAATCATTATATAATGTTACCAAAGCAGTTGAAAATTTCACTCAAAAACTAGCCCAATCTAGAGTATTGTTTATGCTATTTGGAAATGTTGGACGATTATTTGGTAATGCTATATCGTTGATAATGAGTATGTTCGGAAGATTCATCAAAGGTTTCATGCAGTTCGGTACTGGAGCAATGTCATTTATAGCAGCAATAAATTCTGTTGTTGCTGTATTGGCCAATTTCTTTTCTGCACTTAGATTTAATACTAATTTGATGGCCGGAATGCAATCTCTTGGCGCATCGTTATCCAATGTATTCAAAACGATAAGCGCTGTTGTAAACATACTTGTTACTGCTTTTATGAAACTATTTGGATCCGTTAATACTTTAAACGGTTTATCTAATAGTTTAGGATGGTTTAAGTCATTAGCTGGATGGATTGAAAAAGCAACTGGAGCAATTGCTAATTTTGTTAGTGCGCTGTCATTTTCTCTTATGACTGGTAAATCTCTTGAAAGTCAAGGTATTAAGATTACTGGTGTATTTAAAGCGATCGGTACGGCAATAACATTTGTTGCTGGATTGTTAAAAGGATTTGTCGGAATTATTTCAAAAGTCTTTGGTTCTCTGAAGAACTTGAAATTCGAAAATCCGTTCAAGAATATGTTTGGTGATAAATCGGTTGATACCGGATGGGGCGATAAAATAGCCGCCGGAATCAAAAAGGGATTTGATAAAATTAAATCCGTAGTTAGTTCCGCATCTAAATCATTGGCTGACACAATTAGAAAGATGTCGTTTAGCGATATGCTTAAAGCAGCGTTTGCTGGATGGGCAGGACTTAAAATCTTCAAGTCCATTAAGAATAAGAAGGGTGGCGGTGGACCATTCGGCGAAATCATGGACATGTTCAAGGATTTTGTCAATAATGGTAAAGAGATGGTGTCTAAAGTATCCGAAGTATTGGACGGCGTAAAAGAGTCTTTACAATCGTTTACTGGAGCGGTTAAAGCTGGATCATTATTAATGATTGCTTCAGCTTTGATGATTTTGGCTTTATCTCTTAAAATGCTTGCTGGCATGTCTACCGAAGATTTGGTACGTTCAGGTTCGGCCATAGCTTCACTCAGCTATATTCTAACCGCCGCTATGAAACGATTATCCAAGATTGATAAGATACCTCCAGGAACTGCTGTAAGCATGATCGGTTTCGCTATTGGTATTCGTATTCTAGCTGGCGCTATGAAGAAACTGGCAGATCTAGATACTAATCAACTCGACGTTGCTGTTAGAGGTATTGCTGCGGCCACCCTCATTCTTGTTGGAGCTATGAAATTGCTCGAAGGCGGAAAGAAAGTCCAAACTGGAGTCCTTTCAATGATAGGATTCGTTTTGGCTATTAGATTACTTGTTGGAGCTATGGATAAACTCAAAGATTACAACATGGACCAAATCAAAACATCATTGATTGGAGTTGTAAGTCTTATGGGTGCTTTGGCTCTTAGCATGAAAGTGATGAATGGCGTCAAAATCAAAATCAGCAACATGTTCGGAATGATAACATTCGCCGGAACTATTTATCTGCTGGTTATGACACTTGAGAAACTAACCAAGCTTAATCCTGACAGATCTGCGAAAGCGATGGAACAGATTACAGTTCTTATTTTAGAGCTTGTATCTGTTATGCATTTACTTCGCGGTGTTAAGATAAAACTGACTACGCTTGCGGGTCTAATAACATTTACCACAATGGTATTTGTATTGGTTAAATGTGTTGAGAAACTGGCCAATGTCCAACCTGATAGATTAATTCCTGCAGTAGAAGCAATGGCATCTATATTTGGACTTCTAGTGTTGTCAATGCATGCACTTAGAGGCGCTAAAGTTAACTTATCGGCATTGTTAAGCCTTATTTCATTCACTTTGAGTGTCAAAGTGTTAGTTAATGCTTTAACCGAAATTGCTGATATGAACCCATGGCGATTAGAGAGCTCATTACAAGCATTAGCATCTGTAATGGGACTTCTTGTATTAGCGACGCATTCTTTACGTGGAGCAAAAGTAAATCTTAGTGCTTTATTCACGCTTCTTACTTTCGCTAAGACTGTAAAAGACGTTGTTAAAGCTCTACAAGATATCGCCAATATTAATCCAGAAAGACTTCCTGGTGCTCTAACAGCACTTGGTTTGATATTCTTACAATTGAGCGCAGTCACTGTAGCTATTACAAATCTTTCTGGTCCAGTATCCAGCTCAATCGGAGCTGCAATACTTTTATTGGCGTTAGTTCCGGTATTGTCTCAAATAGGTAATACATTATTGACACTTTCTATGATACCATGGAAAAATCTTACAACAGCGTTAACTGCATTAATTGCCACATTAGGCGCTCTAACTGTGGTTGCAGCAGTAATGGCATCTCTAGGTGGTGGCGGTGTTGTCGGAGCAGGATCATTATTAATAATGTCTGTGGCATTGATAGCATTATCAGTACCTTTGAAGATATTAAGCACTATACCAATGTCTAAAATTGCTGCTGCATTGATAGCTTTAGCAGTTTCTCTAGGAATAGTATTAGCAGCCGCGGCAATAGCTCAAGTTGTTGGGGCCGGTCTTCTAATGTTATCTGGGGCTTTAATCGCTCTTGGCATCGCTGCAGTTGGTATTGGTGCTGGTTTGGCACTAGCCGGTGTCGGTATAGGTCTTATTATTACTGCTTTGAAAGAGTTAGCAGCGACAGGACCCGCTATATTGAAAGGTTTGGTCGAAGCATTAGATGCTTTGCTTAAATCTTTGGCTGAGCGCGCTCCGTCTATGCTAACGTCTTTAATCAAGATTATCCGAACAGCCATTAAAGGACTAATTGTATTAATTCCGGATATGGTGCAGTTTGGTATTAAACTCGTTATCGGATTGCTACAAGGATTTACAGAGTCTATACCGCAATTGGTATCTTCGGCTGTTAAATTGATAGTCGAGATTGGTAAAGCTCTAATTGACAACATTGGAACTTTAGTGGATGTCGGTATCCAGATCGCTGTTAAATTTATTCAATCGTTTGCGGATGGTTTGATGAAATACCGAGATCAAATTATCAAAGCGGTTACAGATCTGTTGAAGATTGTATCCGATATTGTCTTAACTGTTATTGGTGAATTGGTCGGGCCTATTCTTAACAAACTTGTGGAAGTCTTGACCCCAGTTAAAGACTTTATTTTAGGAGCATTAAGTGAATTGGCGACAGCAATCGAACCAATATTCACACCATTGATGGATGCTCTCAAAGTATTATTTGAGTCTTTAGCAGTTATTATTCGTTCTCTTGCGGACGCTATTATTGCGATTGTCCAATCCATCGCACAAGTTGTTGAAGCTTTGGCTCCGGTATTTATTACCTTATTCCAAACTATTCAAGTAGTAGCAAACGACCTAGTTGTTATTTTCCAAACTGTCGGACAGACAATCACAAACGTTGTTAACGGATTAGTTTCTATATTCCAGATTGTTGGACAGACTATACAATCTGTATTCCAATCTATTGCGTCTATTGTTAATTCAGTAATGCAAGGTATCGTTGGAGCAATCAACGCTTTCGCTAATGTTATCCGATCAGTTGGTGAAGCACTTAAGAACGTATTTGTCGGAATTGGACAAGGTATCCAAGCAGCTCTACAAGGCGTTGCTTCTGTGGTAGAATCTATTGGTGGAGCTATTAAAGCTGCATTTGAAGGAATTGGTACTGCCGCTCAAGGAGTAGGACAAGGTATCCAATCGGCTCTACAAGGGGTATCTTCTGTAGTTGAATCGATCGGTGGTGCTATTAAATCTGCTCTTGAGGGAGTCGGTAAAGCATTTGAAGGTGCTGGTAAATTTGCTGAAGGATTCGGTAAAGGTATCGAGCACGTAATGAATGGTGCCTCTAAGATTGTTGATTCCGTTGGTAATGCTATCAAGGGAATTATCGAAGCTGTCGGTAAAGCGTTCAAAGACGTAGGTAAAGGTATCGAATTGATGGGTAAAGGTATGAAGCCTATTGCTGATCATGGATTCAAAGCCGCTGCAGCTATCACTGCGGTATCTGGTGCTGTAGCTCTATTGGGTGGAGCATCATATACTGGTAACCTAAACGGTTTTCGTGCAGACTTGGATAAACTTGATACTGTTATGTACAAGATGAGTACTCGTAAGGATTCTGGAGGTGCTATCAAAGATATTGCTTCCGCCCTTAAGACGGCCTCATCTGCAGCTCCTAGTGCAGCTTCTGCTCTTGAGAAATTTGCTTCCTCGTCAGAGAAGATCAAATCTTCATCAAGTGGTATGGCAAGTAATATTAAGGGCGTTGCTAGTGCATTATCTAGCATTAGTCAATCCTCAATGGGCGCGGTTCCTGGTATTACTGTATTAGCCGCTGGTCTTGAGAAAATCGCAAGTACGCTCACTCAATTTATGGGTAGAGCAATGGCTATTACAGCTTCAATGTCATCTCTAGGAATGATATTTACTACAACAGGATCTGCAGTTACCAATCTCGGTAATGCATTCTCATCTATTTCTAACGGCACAACGGCATTCGGTAATGCTATGAACCAAGCAAGAACTGCTCTTGCGCAATTTGGAGCTAGTGCTGCTGGATCTACTGCATCATTTGCTGTATTAGGTACTGCTATGACTATGGCAATGACTTTGGTCGTTAATGCCGTGAATAATGGTATGAACCAAGCTCGTGCAGCATTGCAACAAGGATTTGCTATGATGGGTATGGCTGCTGCGACGTCAATGACGACCGTTGTTATGGCTGTTAACCTTGGAATGATGAGCGTCGTAAATGCTATCCGTACGAATATGGCTTCGGTTTCTACTGTTGTATCTACCGGTATGGCTCAAGCAGCCGCTGGTATGGCTAGAGGATTTGCTATGATGGGCGTTAGTGCCGCTACATCTATGGCATTAGTACGTACAACCGTAATGACTGGTATGATGGGCGTTGTCCAATCTATACAGAACTCGATGAACCAAGCAGCGACAGCTATGGCCGCGTCTATGTCTAGAATTGCTCAAGCTATTTCTTCATCTATGTCACAAATCAATGCTCAAATGAACATGTCTCTAAACATGATGAGAGCATCGATGCAAATGGCATTTATGACGATGCAGATGACAATCATGACAGCTATGATGCAAATGGCCAACCAAATCCGTAGCTCAAGTGCAATGATGCACGCAACCATGCTCCAACTTGGAACTCAAATGGTTTCTGCTATGCGTATGGCAATGGCGTTGCTTAATATCACAATCTTGACTGGTATGATGCAAGCCGCAAACGGAGTTAGATCCGCTGCTGGTGTAGCTCATGCTGGTGGTGTGTACGTTGGTTCGATGATTTCTCAAGGGGTTGCCGCTGGTATTAGAGCTCATTTAGGTTCTGTTATCGCTGCGACTAATGCTATCGTTGAACAAGCTCATAGAGCGGCTAGAGCTAAGGCAGATATCCGCTCTCCATCTAGATTGTTTGCAAAAGGTGTCGGTAAGTATATCCCTCAAGGGGTTGCTATGGGTATTGCTAAAGAAATGCCTAAGTCTATCGCTAAGATGTCTAAGACATTCGGCGATGCATTTAGCGAAGTCGGTGGTAACGCTATTGACCACGCAAATTCAATGGCAACTGCTGTTAGTGACGCTGTTAATAGTGTTGGTCAATTGTTAGACGACTCGCTCGCTGACATGGACTACAAACCAACCATCACTCCTGTAGTCGATACTACCAATCTTGACAAACTTCAAAATGGCAACATTCTACGGGGAATCGGCGTCGATGCGACTAATGTTCCACAACCAGCATATTCTGGTGTTCCAAGTTCATTGCAATCAACCAACACTAATGTCTACGACAACTCTAATAAAGAATACTCTATTACTGTTAAAGTGGACAACGGTGGTAAACCAGTTGACGGCAAACAACTTGCTAGAGAAATTCAACAACATATTAAGGACTTTGACGATCAAGCTCGTCGAGGGAAAGGTGAAGAAGTATTATGGTGATGCCTTTAAAGCCTGGATATTTCATGATTAACGGATACAAGTCTGAAGATTATCATGTATTTATCCAAGATCGCCCAGATATAGAAACACCTAAACGACGTGTGACTTTCGAGTCACCAAATGGCTACGAAGGAGAGTTGGCTTTTGACGATGAAGGTTATGAGCCAACCGAATTCGAGCTAAGTTGTTTCTATGACGGACGAAGTCATAATGACTCAGATCGAGATATTTCACTAGCCCGTAATAGAATCAATTTTCTATTTAACAATGGGGTTGGTAACTGGATTGACTTCATTCCATATTTCGATCAAAGTCATATTTACAAAGTTATCATGACAGAAATCACTTATGAAAACAAATACTTCTATCAAGGATGTATTTCATTCAAAGTGAAACTTAAATGTCAGCCGTTTAAATATAATGTGGACAATCAACCCCGAGTTGTTAACTCTGGCGATGTGATTGATAATCCTAATTTATATTTCTCCAGACCTACTATACAGTTCTCTGGAGTTACGGGTAACTTGAAAATTTCTATTGGATCCACTGCTATGACAATTAAGGATATGCAAAACGAGACAATCATCATTGATAGTGCTCGGTATATTGTATATTCTAAGTCAGGATCCACGATCACAAACAAAAACAACAATACTGTGGGGAAAGAGTTCTTTAAACTTGAGCCAGGAAATGATCTCCGGACTAACCGGGTATATTTCACAGCCACTAAGGGCACCGCTCCAGCTACAATAACTCTGACTCCTAATTGGAGGGTATTAGTTTGAGACCAACTTTATATGAACAGAACGAACGGGTCTTCGATACTAATGGTATGGGTATCCTGCACGATGCTATATCTGCCGAAGTCACTGAAGTTCGTAATGCAGAATTTGAGCTTGAACTAAAATATCCTGTCGGTGGAGAGTGGGCCAACGCGCTCACTCAAAACCGTTATATTTTGGTTAAGCCAAACGACTATGATGAACCTCACGCATTTCGTATTTACGAAGTTGAGAAAGAGGTTGATTCAAATGAAATCACTGTAAAGGCCGTTACCAAGACTGATGAATTGTCTGGTAATATTATCAAGCCTTTATCTATTAAATCTGCTACACCGTCTGGCGCTTGGGAACAACTCAAACGTGTTGCAGTCGATCCTATTGAATACAATTTCATCTCCGATATTCAAACAGCAAAAGATACAAACATGGATATCCGTAATGTGTTGAATGCTATTGCCGGAGAAGAAGGATCGTTTATTGACACTTGGGGAGGAGAAATTAAACGTACTAACAATACGATTTATTTATACTCCAAACGTGGTAAAGACCACGTCACAACCATTCGTCCACGCAAGAATCTTAAGAATGTTAAAGTTAAATCGTCTATGGCTGGTAAATTCACTCGTATTTTACCTTATGTGACATTCACTCCTGATGGTGAGAATGAACCAGAACAAGTAATTTACGGAGATATTATCAAGTCACCACACTATGACGATTATTTCGTCAAACGCATTGTACCTCTTGATTTGAGCTCGGAGTTTAATGACTCTTCAACCCATAAAGAGGGCGAAGAAACCAAGAAGAAAGCTCCTACACCAGCTCAAGTCACTGCTAAAGCACAATCATATTTCACATCTAAAAACAAAGATGCCGATAAACCAGATTTGAGTGTTGAAGTGGAGATGATTCCGCTACAAGACTCTACCGAATGGGATCGTCGGATCATTCAAGCGTTGGAGAAGATCCAACTTTGTGATACAGTTGATGTCTATGTGCCTAAGATTGACTGTGACGTTACTGTCAAAGTCCGTAAGATTGTGTATGATGCTCTTAGGGAGCGAATCATCAAAATCGAGGCAAGTTCCAGTGGGTCTGGTCGAGCTAGCTTGGCCGATCAACAGAAAGCCCAATGGCAAGACTTGACAAACAAGATCGTCAACAATGCTCTCTACGGAGAGAAGGACGGATTGATCCATACAATCCTAACCAGTGCCAACAACAAGAACAAAAACTTCTATGGTCCTGAGGAACCTCCTCGTGAGAAGGTATCTAAAGACGACTTGTGGTTTAAACCTGTTGGTGGTGAGGGTGAAGTTGAGATGTGGCGTTTCGACGGAGAACAATGGGTTCTTGTCATTGACGCTAACTTTGGACAGAAGGTAACTGACAAAGTTAATGATGCCATTAACTCAGCCAAACAGGATATCAATGCCAACGTGCAAGCGACTGTTAATGCTGCTCTTGCTGATGCCGAGAAGAGATGGCGGCCAGATCTTACTCCAATCCAGAATGAGCTTGACGAAAAGCTTAAGAAAATCGACGATGATATCAATGTCAAGGTCGGCGATATTAAGGATCAGCTAGCTTCCCAATTAGAACGAATCAAACCAGGAAATCCTAACTTACTTGATGGTACATTGGAGATGAATGGTGGCCATGATACTGATTGGAATGTTGTCCAAGGCGGCGGAGGTATCCAAAACGGCCAAATCCTAGGAGCTCGTAACATATTAATTGACGAAATCTCAGGAATGCCTTACAACAACTATTTCTACATGCCGTTTACTCCCAAAAGTTATACAATACCTTATACTTGGTCATTCTTTGTTAAAAACACAAGCACGAATAATGGTAAAATTCAACTAACGCCATACTTTTCCGACACTAAAGTTACTGTCGATGGGGAAGACTTGGCGCCAACTAAAGGTAATGCCATTTTTAATGTCCCACCTGGGACTGAGAAGTATGTGACCGTGACATATCCTAATCTTGGTAATAACACTATCCAATTACAAATCCGTGAAACCGGTCTACGAGATGGCACAAACTTATACACATACAAGTGGAAAGTCGAAGAAGGTACTAAAGCTACCGGCTGGGTACCTAGTGCTGCTGATGGAGAGCAGAAGTGGAAGAACTACAAATCTACTGTTGACGGTGATTTAGCATCTATGAAAAGAAGGATTACCGACACTGAGGGTCGAGTCACCACAAACTCCACTGAGATCCAACATCTCAATACTGGATTGGCTGCTAAAGCTGATCAAGAAACAGTAAACCATCTCGATGGCCAGATTGAAAGTGCTAAAGCAGAACTAAATCTGGTTCCAAACAAGATTTCCACTGCTATAAGCCAATACAAGTCAACGGTTGATGGACAGATCAGCAAGGTTTCAACCTCCATAGACCAGAAAGCCAACGAGATCAAAATCGCTGCACAAAACCTAGAGAAGAAGGTTGATGGCAATGCGACAAGCACCGCTGCGGAACTGAAGGTTATCAAAGACTCAATTTCTGCTAAGGTATCTCGTACGGATTTGGATACAGTCAGTGGGAAAGTTACTGCTGTTGAGACAAACTTAACTGCTAAGATTGACGGTATCAAGACTTCGGTCGACAAGGTTACTCGAGATGTGGATGGTAAGATCACATCTGCTGTATCCTCAGCAATCACTCAATCCGAGAATGGACTAAGATCTCAGATCAACTCTGTTAACGAGGCGGCTCAAATTGGTATTGCGAATTTATCAAGCAATGCCATCCCTAGTGCTATATCTAATGCTAAACAATACACTGATACTCAATTCAGTCAAGTTGACGGTAAAATCCAAACCCAAATCAACACTAGACTAGTAGACTACGCCCGTACTACTGATATTGCTACTCGTGTTACTCAGGAAGCTGGTAAAATCAAGACCGAATTAACCTCAGTTATTGACCAAAAGATTCCTAAGAAATACGGTAGTCGTAACTTCCTAGCCGGGACTAAGACTGAAATCCATTTCAACGGACCTCTTAAAAACACACAAGGTAATAATGCCTGGAATATTCTTAATGGATATTGGTTTATTGACAAAAAGACCCTCAAAGAACGTGGGTACAAAGTCGGTGACCGTATGAATATCCAATTCAAGACTCGTACAACCACTCCTGGTATCACAAGTATGCGGGTATCTCCTGAGGTTTATAGTGGTACAGGGTACATTCAATGGATTAATGGGTCTAACACATTCGGATTACCACGAGAATACAACAAAGATGAATGGGATGTTTCTACGTCAGACACATACAAAACCAAAATTGGTTGGTTTAATATCTCTGAGAATTCTCTAAATAATGGTATGCAAATTAGATTCCGTATCGACGTCGGTGATAAAGCCGCAGGGACTAATCTTTCTATCGATATTAAAGATGCGATGATGTGGGATGGAGACTTATGGACGGATTATGCTCCGGCATATGAGGACATAGATCTCGATTCAAGTGAGAAATTCCAAGAAGTCTTGCAGACCGTAGATACCTACAAACGTACTCTTGGTACTACTCAAAACGGTATTACCACGTCTATTTCCCAGCTAATCCAAAACAGTGATGAAATCAAAACTGTTATCACTAATGCATCACAATCCACAGATAACTTGATTGTCGATACGGATACATTCTTATCCGCAAAATTAAGTGGCTTTACTAATGGAGTTGACGGATATACTATATCTGCAAGACCTGGAAATTACGGAAGTGCAGAGTATTTCTATTTTTCTAAAGGCAGTTACGATGGGACATATTCAAACAATTCCGCATTTGTGTCATTACCTCTGGTGATAGACAAAATGGAAGATGGTGATAAGTATACATTCTATTGTAAATACCACATGGACGCAACGGGTGTTTATCGAGGCAATAAAGATATGAATGTCGAATTGCAAATCATCGATAACAACGGAACACCGGTATATACTAAAGGTCTAACCGCACAACCCGGATATCAATATCAAACTTACACCAAAGACACATTTAGTGTAGTTGGTCAGCACATATTCGATAATGTCAACGGATATAATGGCCGATTCTCATTCCGTATCAAATTAACTGGCGAAGGCCGAATTGGCGTTAAGGAAATCATGCTAGTACGTGGAGAAACTGTTGGACGGTACAAACCCTCCGGCGGTGTATCCTCAACAGTCATATCTCAGAAGAATGATGCCTGGGCATTAACTCTCTCCGGCCCTAAAGATGTAATCACAGCGATCAATGCAGATCGCTCAGGACTACGACTCAAAGGTAAAAGCATTGTGTTGGATGGTGATGTCATTGCTAACGGCACGGCTTTTATCAAAGAGAGTTGGATTGAGGATCTCAATGCTCGGAAGATTACTGCTGGTGAGTTAAATGCAGCCATAGTAAAGGTTATTAACATTGACGCAAACAATATTGTTTCTGGTACAATGAGTGCTGCTAGGGTTAGAGGTGGCGAATTACGAGCATTAAATGATGCTACTGTATTTGATTTGGATAATGGTACTTTGAATTTATATTCTAACACGGGTACCATTCGAAGAATTGACGAAACAAGTTCATCACAATTCTTAAAAATGACACGAAGTGGATTTGTTGCCGAGAGATTCAGGGATAATAAAGCCGCTATGATTGTATTGGGCACGAACCATGATAAATCTGAAAATACCAACAATGAGACATTTTCTGGTCTACGACTTTGGTCCGGATCGGGAAATGGTCATACTGAAGAGCTTTTTGAAGTGGTTTCGGACCGTATAATTTTCTATGCAAATGGACAATATCGTAGCCCGTGGGTTTTACACAACAATACTCAAGACGGGGGTACGTTTTTAATCCCTATGAATGAGAAGGGCGTAAAACACTATTTGGGTCGTGGCGATAAACACTTTATGGGAGTTTATACAGATAACTTATACTTAGGGCCTGGAGCTACCAATGCAGGCGGTTATTTATGGGACTTGTTAACTTGCTTTGGGATTATTGCCCGATATGGATGGAATCTAAAAGACGGATCTACACAAACACATATTCGTGGTGTGTTAAATAAATACCATTTTAAATAGGAGAACGAATGAACGACGAACAATTATATAAAGCATCTTTTGACGAGTTATCAAACACGTTATTGAATGTTTCACAAAATAATGCTTTGCTTACTGCACAAGCCAAATTCTATCTTGAGGAGTATAACAAACTTCAAGAAGAACACAAAAAACTTATCGAGGAAAAAGAGGAACTCAGAAAAGAGTACAATGCTTTACTCGAAAAGAACTATGAACTTACAGAAGATCTGCGTAAGCTAGAAGGTGAACCAGATCCACACACTACGGAGGAAAATAAATAATGGGTATTTATGGTGAATACAAAGTAACAAACGTATATCCTCGCTATGGTTCTGATGGTGCTGTCATTGGAACTGTGGTATCTATCAAACAGGAAAGCCCATATTTCGCTGTGATGGATTATGTTCTTAATGGTGACCAAACATCGAAAGACCATGATGATCTGTTGCGTCAAATTAAGCGTCAGGAGTTCTACACGAATTTCTCAGAGTTTGCGCAACAAGAAATTGTTAAGGAGATTGATAATGCGAATACGAAATCCAACAGTAACGCAGAAGCCATTGAAAAGATCAACAAGCTAACTCATACTGTTGTTCTCAACACAGTAATGAGCGAGGGTGTCAAATATGGCGTTGTCTACAAACAATTTGCTGAACAACTCCCTGCTGCTACCGATGGCATGAAAATCAAAGCCCAAGACATCTTCACAGTCAATGACCCAAGTCATACTGAGGTTGATGGCGAAGGTAAACTTGTCATCGTGCAAGCAAACCGTGAATTCACATATGCTGGACAACCTGCTTCTGAATTCAAAGAAAACGGATATTTCGGACAAAACGGAATTGCCTTGTCATATCCATTCGCTAAGGAGAACACTCCTACACAATAACACAAGGAGGATTTAAATGCGATATTTAGATACGCCTGTGACTATCGTTGACGACGGTACAGATCGCAGCTTAAGTATCAAATTTGCCGAGCCGGGTGCCGGGGATACAGAGGTTATCTCCGGTGTCTTGTTTAGGACATCACATGATACTTCTGAGGAAATTCAAGCTAAATTTGAACCTACTACTGGGTGTCTAAATCTTGAAATTCCTAATAATTTAATTAATTATACGGGCTACGCTAAAATCGTTGTCCCTAAATCGTCATTCTTATCTGAACCAATCACTGTCAAGTTCGATGTATATTCTCCAAAGGACGAAGACGGAGCTGACCGTGGTTATACAGGCGCAGATAAGTACTTATTTGTCCGTGACTTCCATACAAACGGTGATATTTACGTCGAGGTGGGATCCGACGTAGTGAATACTGATTTCTTGCGGAGTGTCATTGACAAAGTTATTGCTAAATCTGGACTATCAGACAAAGATGGGGTTGAAATTGATACTGTTGCTCTTAAGAATGACATTTTCAATCGTGTGATCAAGTCTATCGACACCGCTAAGATCCAATCTGATGTTCTTACGGCTGTAACAGCTAAGATCGACAAGATCCAAGAAGAACAATCAAAATCCGTGCAAAATCAGGACAGTAAGATTCAAGCCGTCGAATCTAAAGTTGCTGGTATTGACGTGGATACAATTAAGACGAATATCCTTAGTGAGTTCAACACCAAAACAGAGCAAATTAAAGCCGAGATTGTTAATGCCGTCGACATTCCTCAGCTTAAATTGGATCTGACAGGATTGGTTGAGACTAAATTCACTGCGGAACGTCAAACAATCGTGGATAGTGTGACATCTGCGATTAACACTAAACTTCAATCGGAGGAATTCATTAATCCTATTGTCCAACGAGCTATTGCTGGTGTGGATACTCACGGATACGCTGATACTGTCAAGACAGAATTATCTGCCAAGATTGAGGAAAATACTACTGGCATTTCTGGTATCAACACCAAATTAGAAGGTATTGAGCAGAAGTTATCTGCTAGTATTTCTGAGGCGATCTTGAAGACACTGAAGGATCAACTTACTTCTCAAGATATTACAACTATTCTTAAGAAGGACGATTCTTATGTTACCACTATTTGGGACGATATTAAGACTGCTGGTAAACTAGATGAATTTGTTAAAGATGTTGACTTTCGAGTGATCGATGATATTGATGGTGGAACAACTTTATATAATGGCGCGAATGTAGTATTAAGACTTCCAGCGCCAGGCCCTAGCGTTTCTGAGGTTAATCAACTTCGGTCAACTTTGGGACTTCTAGAAGGTAAAATTGGTACCGCCAAGTTAGAAATCGAAGAAATCAAAAAACAAGGAGTTGGTGGCTCAAGTACTCCAGGCCCTAAGGGTGAAGATGGTCAACCTGGTCCTCAGGGTGAACAAGGTATCCAAGGCCCTCCTGGACCTCCGGGTCCTAAGGGGGATAAAGGAGAACCTGGCGAACGTGGCCCTAAAGGTGAAGATGGTCAACCAGGTCCTGTGGGACCAGCGGGTCCTGCCGGCCCTCCTGGAGAATCTGCTACTATTGACACAACTAACTTTGCGACTAAGCCAGAACTAAACCAAGTAAAAGGTGATTTGACTGGTTTGCAATCTCAAGTTAGTGATGTTGATGGTCGAGTTACAACTCTTGAAAACAAGCCCGCTCCTACTGTGGAAATCCCATCAGAATACAAGAAACTAAATGACTTGTATGCTATTTTCCCAACATACGAAAATCTTCTAACCCAAATGACAACCAATATCAAGAACCAACACTTAGCTCTTGGTATTGATGCTGTGGTTGATGATAAACTTCGTAATGGTGGAGATCCATTTGTGACTACATCACGGATGACTGAGGCTATCAAAGCCGTAAACGGTGGATCTGGTAGTGGTACTACAATTGTTGCGGGTAATGATGTAGATACTGTATTCGGTGATAATTACCCATATGACGGTGATAACATCACAACTCTTAAGGATATCCCAATCGGATCTGTATACGTCGACCGACTTCGTAAGAATGGTGCATTGAAATGGATCAAGACTCAGATGTATGCTGAGAACGCGGATCGTAATCAAGCACGAAATTGTTGGCGTGTGTTATATGGTGATACTGGAGCGGTTAAAATGCCGATGACAGGTTCTCCTTTAAATGGTGCGGTATTGACATTCCGTCGTGTCAACTCTACTGTCGAACTCACTTGGGGTGGATTGTCTTGGGGTTGGTTCGGTATCAAACGAAGAGGGGCTGCTGGATATGCGGATCACCCGTCAGACCGTAACAAATTTGTAACTATCATTCCTCAAGGAGGTCTTAAAGACGGGTTTGTCCCTACAGGTTCTAAACTGGGAAATATGACAAACGATAAAGGTGTTCCTTACGGTACATTCTACGTTGGCGGTGTGACCGATTCTAGACAAGTGCGCTTGCAATTCCTGAACGACGTACCAACAGATCGTGATATTGGAGATATTCGATTTACAACTATGACTTATACCACGGACGATCCGTGGCCAGACCAAATTACTAGATAACGAGGTTAATTTATGTTTAAACTAGAACGCTTCGAAGATGAAGAAGGGACTAAGGTAGCGGTTGTGGATAACAATCCATATTTCCGCTACGAATATCCTTATGTCTTAACAGAAGATATGAAGCAACAAACTGACGAAGAGATTGGTAAGTACCTTATTCAAGATCTTCAATATCGTAATGAGCACACTTTGATGTCTACTTTGCTAGATGTCAATTTGCGCTCTCCATTTATTTACGACAACCAATTCGCAACCCTTATCCAATACCTTAAAGAAGGAGAACTTGGTGAATCATATTTCCCAGGATCTCAAATCAAACTTCGTATCCCTAATTACGAAGCTGAGGGTTGGGAAGGTGAATATGCTATGGTTACTGTGAATAAAGCTCTCACAATCCCTAAAGATACCGCTGATATCTACAAACTGTTCTCAGATTATCACAAAAACGGGATCGTAGAAATTTTAAAGTGGCAAGACGTCGTTCATCTTAACCCGAACGACTTTAAGAAAGCAACAACTGAAGCGGGAGGAAACTAAATATGGCATATACAGCAATTGACGATTCACAAAGCGTAATCAAACACTACGGTAAAAAGGGTATGAAATGGCGTAAGAATCGTGCGGATATCGAAGGACGAGAAATGCAACCACTAGATGTCGCTACCGATCAGGAACGAAAAGATGACTGGAGAGATCAAGCTGCGATCAAATCATATAAAGATACTCAAGCTCTCAATGGTCCTGCTGACTATAAGATTCTTGAAAAGATTTACGGTAAGAATAAAGTAACACCTCAAATGTTGCAGAAATTCCAAAAGAACGCCTATGGTAAATTGATTGATGCTAAGGTTAAATCTAGAATGGATCGTGCCGCACAATGGAAAGCTCGAGCAAACAAAGTGAATAAGATGTCGTCATTAACAACTAAACCACAAATTTAACGGAGGAACTTAATATGACAGTAAATCCCGCACTGATGATTGCATGGATGGTTGCTCGTGAAGGACGAGTGACATATTCCATGGAGCATCGTACAGGTCCTAACTCATTCGACTGTTCATCATCAATGTATTACGCTGGTGTGGCCGGTGGAATGAGCACTCTACCTTGGCCTTGCTCAACTGAGACAATGCACGACTGGTTGTTGCAAAATGGCTGGGTACTGTTGGCAGAAAATGAAGAAGCTGACGTACAAGCTGGTGATATTTTCATCTGGGGACAAAAAGGATACTCTGCTGGGGCATTTGGCCACACAGGTATTTTCCTAGACTCAGAAGGAACTATTATCCACTGTAACTATGGATATAATGGTATTACTCGTAATAACCACGACGAAATCTGGAGCTATAACGGCCAACCATATTTCTACTTCTATCGTTACAACGGTGGATCTCGTGTCCCTAACCCTCCTCAAATTGAGATCGCTGAGAATACATTCGAGCATGAGTTGAATGTTGGTACACACTTACCATCAAGTGAACAACCATATTACGAAGCGACTATCACAGAGGACTACTGGGTCGAAGCTCAACCATTCGCTGGTGCTGAAGAAAAAGAACTATTCAAGAAAGGTTCTCGTGTGCGTGTCTATGAGAAAGTGGACGGATATTCTCGTATCGGTTCACCTCAATCTGCTCAGTGGATTGATGACAACTATCTAGACGACGCTGAGGATATGGCTGGGAAATTATGATTATTATTCACAACGACGAATTAATCCATACTGATAATATGGATGATGTATTACTTCACTTTGGAGTCAAAGGTATGAAATGGGGACAACGTCGAGTTATCTCTAACCGAGGTGCTTTGCGAGCCCAAAAGAAAGTAAATAAACTCAAGAAGCGTGTTAAAGATGGCTTTGGTAACGAGATGAAAGACGAACTAGCTAGTGCTCTTACATTGGGCGTAGCTGACGCTCAAGCAATTCGTATCCATAACCATAATAAATTGGATAAAGCTAAAGCCAAAATCTTATCTAATAAGAAGGGTATTTCTTTGAAAGACGCTCGTAAAGAAATCGCAAGTAAAGATTTTAAGGATACTTTCGATTATAAGAAGAAATATGACGATGCCAAATCCAAATATGGAAAGGGAGATATTCGTACAAAACGAGCTAAAATGAAGTATAAAGCAGTTCGCGAGTTTGACAAATCTACTTCTATGGCTAAACGTTCAGGCAATTATGTATTTGACCGGACGAATACAAACGCGGTAATTGTTGGTCATACGAAACGAGGGCTTACTTATGCCGCTAGATACGCTGGTATGGGAGGTAAATAATGTTAATTATTGATAACGAAGAATTGATCCATACCGACTCTATGGACGACGTTCTACTTCACTTTGGTACTAAAGGTATGAAGTGGGGTGTTCGCAAGAATTCTAATCCAAAAATTGGTCAATTCTCTGGTCGAATCAAGAAAAACCTTGCTGCTCGTAATAGAATGAAACGCGCTAATGAGAAAAAGATCGCTGGCATGAAGAAAAGTGATCCTAAACGTCGAGAACTTATTAACAAAAATAAAGACTTGACTGATATGAACCAAAAAGCACTTCTTCGCTTGGATCGTAATAAAACTATCAAGAAAGTAGCTGGTAGTGCTGCTGGATTATCCGCTGGTGCCGTAGCACAATACAATATCATGAAAACTACTCACCCTGAGCAGGTTGCAGCGATGAAGAAATTCGCTAAAGGAGCTGCCAAGGGCGCAACTAGATTCGCCAAGAAGAACTATAACAAAGCTAAGTATGCTGCTGGCTTTGCCGCTAAGCGATCATATCTATAAACACTGCGGAGGCTACATGCCTCCCTTTTATTTTGTCTTCGCAGTTTTTACATATCCTATAATGAAAAGATATTTAAGGAGGAAGTCAAAATGACTGAACAAACTAAAAAGGAACTTACACTAAATCAAATCGCTATGATCGAAATCGCTTTTGGATTTGAAGATTATGATTTGGAAAAGATTTTGGAACATCAAAGATTGTATCTAATTAGCCAATCAACTGCTAGTGATACGGTTAAAGATTACGTTCATGGTCTTTACCAAAGATTAAGAAAAGAAGCAAAAGGGTTATTGGATTGTGTGACATTTGAAGAAGTATACACTCGTTCATCAAGAATGTTCAAGACGCATGAAGCCTTGACTAAAATGTCAAAATTGGTATGGAAAGAGGTTGAAGTAACTGATGAATTAAAAGAAGAATTAGTGAAAGCTGATGCTATATTTAAACCTTTGATTGAGGCAAAGAAACAAGAGGTTAAAGAGGTATTGGACTTTTACAGAAATCTTGATTAATTCTAAGGGAGGTTTAACCTCCTTCTTTTTCTTTCGCAGAAATTACATACACTATAATGAAGGAATAGATTAGCTCAAGAGGAAGAGCCCGGTATAATCCGGAGATCTGCGTTCGATTCTCAGACTATTCTTTTTTTTTTTCGAATTTCATATTAAGGAGGTAGTCATGGCAGTAAGCAAGACTAGAAAGAAAAGTCCTCGTCGCAAACCACGAGGCGAAGTCAAACGTGTGCCGAAAGTATACTCAATAAAATACAAGTTTATTCGCGGCTCATATAAACCAAAACTCGATGTTGTCGAGTTGTATATTAATATGCAAGTCAACGATGAGAATATTGTTGTGCATGGTAATGTAGATCCTGACAAATCATATTTTGATGGATTATACATCCACACGGCAAATCCTCATGCGGGACTTACGGCTCGTACCGCTTGGATCAATAAGCGTGATGCGCCTAACTTGACAATGGCTGTGAGAGCATATGTTGATACTATTGGAGATTTGTTAGATGACAATACACCGGTAGAAGATCTTCCTTGTTTGAGTATTAATGACAAGGGTGTATATTTTGGAGAAGATCGTTTATATGATATTGCAAAAGTTTATTAGGAGGATATTATGGACGACAAGAAATTTGAAGATATTAAGAAAATCTATATCGAACGAGATGTTCCTAAAACAGGACTTCTTGATATTATCAAGAAACTATTCAAAAAGAAATGATCCGCAGGAATTACATACTCTATAATGAAGAAATAATTAAAAGGAGGAACAACACTATGTTCGATTTAAATAAAGGATTCGCAGGATTATTCCGTTACGAAGGTACACCACTTGAGGTAACCGTTGATGATAATGTCGCAAAGGCATTTCTAAAGGGTTGCGCTCGAGGAGTTATCAACGGAACGATTATGATCGGCGGAGTCGTTATTATTGCGGCAGGTGTTTCAGCACTTACAAACAATTCTGATAAATAAAAGTTGGGTTTACACTCAGCTTTTATTTTTGTCAAAAGAGAAAGGGAGAATAGAGAATGGCAATTCGAAAATACGAAAACTTAAGCGATATGGATATGATTTACTTATTGTTTGATAGCACTAATATATATTATGATACTATCAATGGTAAAGTTCATCGGTGGAATGGAATTCGATGGACATTTAGACCAGAGGATTGGTCAAGATGGCGAATTCGTGAGATCTATAAACAGATCAATGCAATCCGCAAGAAGTATAAATTGTTAGCCGTTCCTACAGGAGCTTCTTTAGAGGACTGCTGGGAAGGAATGCCTCCGCAGAAATTACAAGTCATATAATGAAGAAATAATTTAAAGGAGGTAACTATTATGTTACGGAAAGCACTACGATTTATTGGATTTTACTGCTTGGCTGGTTATGCCGTGTTGGAGGAAGCTCATATTGATAAGCTTGTGAAACAGGGCTATGTGTCAGCAGATGAAGGGCCACATCGTGAGCGGCTAGATGTTGTACAGAAAGTTCTACGTAAATTAAAGAACGAAGGATATTAGATGTTAGATTAACTAACATCTTTTCTTTTTGCCAAGGAGGGAATAATGGATAATTTTTCAATTGAGTTAATTATTGAGGACATGCGTAAGAAAGATAAGACAATCGAGTATGCAACTAAGCTACTTACATGGCTTTGCTTTCTCGGCATATTATTTGCGTTCACTTATCGATACGAGCGTAAGGTCGAATCTCGAGATCAGCAGATCGAGATGTATAAGAAGCGTTGGGAAACGCGGGACAAAGCTGCTGAATATTACAAAATGAAATACGAGGTGGAAAAGGCTAAGAATGAAAAATGAACACAACAAAGGTTATAATGTGTCAATGATTACGCTGGGTATCTGTGTTGTACTTGCACTCACATATTTGATTCCTCAGACACTGAAGGAGCATCAAATGGAAGAAGAACGCATGGAGCGTATTGAGAGATCGATTGACCGCGTCAATAAAGATATTGACGAATTGGAAAACCGAATGATTGATTTGGAGGATGGTAAAATTGACGATAAAGTATCACACTAGACCGACGCAGATAGATCGTAAAGATCCATATCATCGCATTCATGACAAATACTGTGACCAATGGATTTATGGAATCAACGACAAATATTTCGTGTCGTTTGTAACTTTGGATTTAGGCGTTGGACCTAAAGAAGGCGAATGTGCATTATGCTCATACGATGATCGTGTAGCGAAGGCTACTGTCAACAAGATGTTTACTAAGAATGATCTGGTTACTTATGTAAAACATTTCCGTGGACTACCAGAAAACCAATTAGAAGATTTCTTCTAAAATACTATAGGCCCGTTAAGAGCTGCACATTGAGGGACATAAGAAAAATTTATTTAATCTACTATTTACATACACCTTGTCCTGTGTAACAAGCTACTTACGGAAATTTACGAAAGGAAAGCCTCTACACTGATACTATCATCTGTATGTAGCTTTTAGCGGGTCTATTCAACTATCGATATATTTGATAGTTCCAAACTGCGCATAACATAATTTGTACTAATGTGATCTCCTTTTTAATATTTTTTATTTCAATTTACTTTTTCATAATACAAATTTTATTGTCAAATAATGTTTAAACCGCATTATACGCAGTAACCAAATTCTTCCTACCTTTTTTAATATTTTTTCATAATCCATTAGCATTAGGTACGAGTTTGTTATGCGTGGTTTGGAGCTATCAAATAGCTTTAACATTTTTATTTATTGGAGGATTATAGTATGTTTAAAGATTTGTTTAACGAAGATAATAAATCTATTTGTGTGGTAACAGATGTTACTGATGGAGAACAAAAGGTTGTGGAGTTAGGAAAAGACTTCGATAATTATTTTGATAAAACATATGGTAAAGCTGTTAAAGACCTAAACGCAACTGAAAAAGCGTATGAAGGAATGCGCAGAGCTAGCATATATTTTGCATTAGCCACAGGAGCTTCACTATTGCTAACACGTAAACTTAAGAAACGTAGCCAACGTCAATACAAAGATATTTGCAGCGATATGTTTAACGATCATGCAATGGATGAATTCGTGATGAAGGCATTTGAGGAGCAGTTTGGTAATGACAGTTCAAAAGAAAATTAGTAGACTAATTTATGAGACTCGACAAGGTGAGGTTATTTCTATATTGTTGCATGATCCATATATGGAATTAACTCTTCACTCTATTGGCGAGGTACCGGAATTCGAATTGGAGGCCGGTATCTCAGAAGCTAGTCGAGATATTATAAAGGAAGCAATGCATGGTGCAAGTGTTGGAATAATTCATTTATATAACTTCACAAGCATGAATTTAGTTGGTGATAGAATAAAAGATACATCTATCAGTAGCTTTGGGTTATTCCGAGACCGAGGAAACTACATTCAAATTGAAGGATATTATTACGGAGAATTGTAAAATGGGACTATTTAGTAAAGTGAATAAATTAGAAAAAGTTGATTTTGGTGATGCCGAGCTTAACGCTATTTATGAAAAAGGGTTAAACGATGGCAAGGAGTATGGTCAAATGGACGAAGCTATCCAAGGAATCTTATTTGCCGCTGGTGGATTGGCAGTATATTACCTTGGGCGACGAGCCCTAAATCGTTCAAATAAAGAATTGAATGATGTGATCAAAGAAGGACAATTCGATTCTTTTGAGAAACTATTGGAGGAAAAGTAATGAGTGAATTAGATGAGTTTGGTATTGTGCGGTATATTATAGATACCGGTGACAAGGTCGTATCTATACTACTTAATGATATTGCGGAAGATGATGACACGGTATTGTTAAAGATCAAAAGCGAGTATGTTCCTGTGCGTAGTGATCCTTTTAATGGATATTTAACCAAATCTTATATTTGCGAATGGATCGATGTCCGAGGTAAACGATACTACACAGACTCATGGAAAGGACTGGAAGAGTATATTTATGTTGTGATCGACGACTGGGTTAATGAAAAAGGTAAGACCCTTCGAATTAGTACGGAGGATCGGGAAAACCCTTATAGCCTAGATTGGTTATTAGCAAATAAAGAATTCGGCGGGCATGATGGCGGGTATTTAAAACGTAACTATAAGATATTCAGTACATGCGAATTTTATTTCTATGGTGACTTGGTTCGATTCAAAATTGATAAGAATACATTCCATGATTTTTACGGTTTTCAAAAAGCGGCATCTCGTGGATTTTCTAAAGCTTATCAAGAGGCGCAGAAAAAACAAGGCTCATAGTGAAAGGAAGGTAATTTATTATGAATAAACATTTTAATGATGTAGATAATTTAGCTTACGCTATCGCATTTGATAGCTTGACTGGAGAAATCGAGAAAACTAAAGTAGAGTTAGCTTTAGCGGACGACGAAGAAGTAGTGAAAGCTTTGGAAGCTCGATTGGCAAGACTTATTGCTTTGAAGAATGAGGAAATCAAACATAAAGTGAAGCCGATTGACATTTTCAATACGGTCACTGCCGGAGTCGCTGGTATCGCTGTACTCAGCTATGAGCAGACTGGGATTATCACCAGCAAGTTATGGAACATGACAGCTGGAGCTATTTTTCGCAAACGTTAATGAGGGGATTAAACAATTCCCTTTCTTTTTCGAGGTACAAGATGTTTAAAAATGATGAGTGGGTTAAAGTTTTAAGTGTATTACTATTTATTTTGTTCATTCTATTGTTTGCTTTAGTCTCTCAAATAGAAGACCATGTAAATAAATTGGAACAGACCGTTGAAAAACAACAAATCCAAATTGAATATCAGCGCGATGTTATAAACAACATCAATAGAAAAGTGTTATATCCTGGAGGTTAGAGTATGGATAGAAAACAACCAATGTTTAAATTGTCTCAACGTGGAGACGAAATTGAAATCACAAGTGACAACTACAATCTTATTCGTCATTCGTACGACTCGTATAAATTTATGATGGATAAGTGCTACCCAATGCGCCCAAGTCTTATTATGGACGATACGAATCTCGCTGAAGAGGTTCTTATTATCGGTATTACAGATCTATGGATGAATGGGACAAACAATATTTGGCACTTCACTATTTACTTGACGGCGCTGCATAGCGATTCACCGTTCAAGACACTGAAGGAGTATTTTGGAAAGGAGGTTAAATAATGGTATCACCTATTGTGAAACGGTCTAGCGAATTCAAAGATACAGTTGTATCAATGGTACGAGCTATGCCGTTAGATGAGATGCTTCTGGTGCCCTCGTCATATATTGACAAAGGTATTGAGGCATGGCTTGCGGTTGATCCAGAGACTGGTATCAGTCCTGCCCAGGAAGACTACAAGCATTACTTTCAATTCATCATGACAATTCCTAAAGAGATGCACGTCTTAGACATGGATCTATATTATTTGCGTATTGCTAAACGAATTGTGGATAATATTCTTATGACGATGCTCGATACATCATATTACAAATCTGTATTCGGGTATGCCGATGTTGAGAAAGAGCAATATGAGCTTATTTACGCTCTAACAAATGATGTTCTGGATCGACTAGAGGATACTCAAGATGGTCGGCGAGTATATAAGAATACAAAAGAACTTAGGGAAGAATTCGAAAAGTATTTCGAAGAGGTGTTAAGCAATTATGACGAAGAGTCTTGAACCGAGTTATATCGCAAAATCTATCCCCATATTGACTAAGGACGAATTCTTTGCGTATATTCGAGATAGCATAGTCAACTTACCGTTAAAAGAGATGTTTTATGTGGACGATTGGTATATTGATCGTCTTATTACAAATTGGCAAACGTTTAAATTTGAGTCTGACTATCGTAAATACATATTCGGACTCTTAATGTTACCTAAGAATCTCAAGCAATTGGATATTGACTTGATGCTTTGGAATGTTGTTAGAAGTCTCGTTGATGAAATGATAGTATCTTTAGCCGAGGGATTCTATTACGACGAGATGGAAAGCGTTATCGGCGAGACTATATATTTTGAGCCCTTCAAACGATATAAAGGACATGAGATCGACAAACAAAAAGTCACTTATTTCCTAGATATCTTAGACACAATATATGGTCGTGTGGAAGAAGGATTCGATACGCTGTCGTGGATACGCTCAGCGGTTGATGAAGAGTATTTATTATAGGAGGTTGTGCTCGTTGTGAAACAGCATGTAAACGTTATTTTGTCGGATAGTGATATGAATGATATCGCTACACAATTCATGGCATGTGACCGTGAGTTGGAGGTTGAGATCGAGGGTAGTAATGTAGTTTTACACCTCGTACGTGATGATGCAGATGCAGAATACTAAGAATATAGGAGAATAGAGAAATGAAAAAATCAATCGTATTTACAGGAACAATCGCACTTGCCCTTTTGACAGCACCAAGCGTATTGGCTAATGAAGCTGATACAGTTGTCACTAAACAAGATACTAATATCACAGTGCAAAACCCTTCGGTTGAAGTAACAACATCTAACGATACTATTTACGCAGATGTTGATGTTAAGGTAAATGATATCCAAATCCCAGACGAAATTACCATTAACAAAGGTGACAGCATTACTGTTGGATTGCCTGAGGAACTTAAGCTGGTAAATAACTACACGTTCCCTGTTAATAATAACGAAGGAACAGAAGTCGGTACAGCTACTGCGAACAAAGACAATAATGAAGTCACAACGGTATTCAATGACTACTTTGAATCTCACCCTCTGAATAAAACGTTCTCACTTGATATTCAAACTCAATGGAATGTCGAAAAGGTTAAGGAGAATCAACAAGTCGCCCTTGACTTCAACGGTCGTAAGGTTGAAACCACTACTGGTAAAGCTGGTGTTATCGGTAAGGACGAAACTCTCATGAAATGGGGTGGTGAGGACGCAGAACATCCAGGCGAAATCGTATGGGCAATGCGTGTTAACTATGCCAAGAAAGACCTTGTCAATGTCAAAGTGTCAGATACTTGGGACGAAAACCAAGAATACGTTAAGGATTCGTTCAAAATGGTAGCTGTTGAATCAAATAACCCTTGGAAAGAAAAAGAATCTGAAGCAACTAAGATCGCTCCCGTATTCCATACAAATGGTTTCACTTGGTCTGCCGATAAACTCTCAGACCAGTTGTATATTAGTTATCGTACAAAAGTTATCAAGCAAGCTGAGCGTTATTTAAATAGCGTGGTTCTTGGCGCAGATAACTTCAATTCACAATATCGTGATGTACCTTATCAATTTGTAAGCGGTAAGGGTAAAGCCGATGGTGAAAACAAGAAAGAAGAAAAGAAACCAGAGGAAAAACCTAAGGAAGATCCTAAGAAACCAGAGGAAAAACCAAAAGAGGATCCTAAGAAACCAGAGGATAAACCTAAAGAGGAACCTAAGGAAGATCCTAAGAAACCAGAGGACAAACCTAAGGTAACTCCTAAACCTCAAACACCGCCTGCACCTAAGCAAGTTGTTATTCGTAAATACGAAGAAAAGAAACCTGTTGTGAACAATATCCCGCCTAAGGTTATTGAAGCTGCTAAACGTGTTGAGTCACACACTCTTCCAAATACTGGATCTAGCCTTGAGCTTGCTTTGGTTACTACTGGTGTATTCCTTGCTACTGCTGGTATTGCTATTTCACGAAAGGAAACTAAATAATGAGAAGCTGGTTAAAAGATCCAGAATTAATAAAAGATACAGATTCATTTATGATTCTTGCCCTATATAAATCAATGGCCTACGATTATGATAATGCAAATCTTGATCCAATCCAGAAAGCAGTGATCACATATTTGATGGTACTATATCATCAACTCGGATTTTCAGAAAAAGCTATGGCTGATCTGAAAGAAATTTCAGAGAAATTCTGCACCAAACACGGTCCGTTGGTTGTAAACGACATGTGTACAATCATGGCTAATCCTGATTTGGTGACCGAGCAATTGGAATATTTGAAAGATCTGCAATAATCCGCAGAAATTACACGGGTTATAATGAAACGAAAGAAAAAGGAGGACATAAACATGTCAAAAGAAACTGTTTCAAACAAAATCGAAGAACTTAAGGAGGAAGTTGTGAACAACGAAGTAGATGTTACAACCGAAGCCGCTAAGGAAACTGATGGACAATCAGTCGAAGTTAAGCAACCAAAAGACAATCTTAAAAAGAAATGTACTCGCGGTATTGCTAAATGGCGACCAGTTGTAGTCAAGACTTTAGTGGTTGGCGGATTGGTAACTGTCGCTGGTGTAGTCGTACACGCTTTGACAAAACCTAAAGACGAAGATTCTGAAGAAAACGGAACTGATGACGTTGCGTTCTAAAAGCATCGTTTAAGAGAATACGGGATATTACATCTCGTATTCTTTTTTGAATTTAGAAAGGAGAACTACTAGTGAAAACATTTATTGGCGCTGTATGCATGTGCTTTATCGGAGCGTTATTTAGCGCTGCACTATATACTACGTTTGTTTATTTCTTTAACGCCGACCCACGATTGGCTGTGTGTTTAACAGGAGCTTTACAGACGATTGCTATGTACTTATGGGGGTATACAGCCGGAAAAACTAGTAAAGAATAACTTATGGCAGTAATTTTAGATGACTATGATGTTGTTAAAGTACACAACCATGGTAGAAATCGGTATACATTTTTCTTATTGCTAGACGGGCCTCGAGATATTGCACTAGCTGATTTGGCTACAGAACTAAATGTATATAGAGATGTGATGTCATATCGTGGAGAGCGTTATTACGCTTTGTCTGGAATAGAGAAACGTATGAATCCCGATGATGCACAGTGGATTGCTACGATAGAAAGTGAGAGGATTTAGATGACCAAAACATCTTACGATAAAGTAAAACTAAAAACAACCCAAATTGCTGAGGGTGAATTGGAAGAAAAGCATATTACAGCGGTAGCTAAAGGACGAATCGAGAAGCCCGGTGTTGGTAAATGGTTTAGTCATATCCTATTCGGTGAAGAAGGATTCCGTGGAGCAGCTACACATTTAGTACAAGAGGTTATTGTGCCGTCTGTACAAAACACAGTTGCTGATGTATTGGTGACTGCTGTGCAGCGTGCCATCTTTGGTGACGACTATATCCATCGAAGAGGTAATAGTGGGTCATTCTGGGGACGTCCTAGTAATGTGACCCGTATGGATACATATCGTTCTAATGGACGAAATGACTACACTAAGAACTTCGCTAAGCGTAACAACAGGGCTTCTAATGTAGTCAATGATATTGTCTTTGAGACTCGTCAAGATGCTCAGGAAGTATTCAATATTCTTCTGGCGAACCTTGATCAATATGGGGTGGTTACTGTCGGTGACTTCTACGAGTTATCTGACCAACCAGCTGCATTTACGGATCAGGCATATGGTTGGACGACTCTTGGAGGTTCTAATGGACTAGACGGGGCGCGTATTGTAGCTGCCCGTGGAGGAGGATTCAAGATCCAATTCCCAATTCCAGTGGAGGTGTAAATGAGTGACAAATGGAATCGTATTATGTCACAAGGGATCACGACCTCAGATTTAGGTAAGGTGAAGCGTATTGTCGCTCACATGGATACCGTCGAGGAAATGACCTTACGTGATTTTAAGATACTTCTGGAATTGCCAGAAGACCGTTTCGATATTCGTGACCAACATTACGTTTGGATCAAATCAAATGTCGATATTCGTACTGTTGATGCAGGAACTAAATACTGCATCGTGTGTAAATTCAAAAAGAAAGAGGACTGATCATGCGTAGTTGTCTAGGAACTTTGTTTTTATTGTGTACGCCACCGGTTGGGTGGTTTATTTTGGCTATATTGTGGATCGGGAGAGACAAATGACAAAAGTGATTAAGGCCTTACTTCTCACGCTGCCAACTATTATAGCGACCGTTGGGTTGCTATATCTGTTATACTGGTTTTGGGTATTGGATATTATGTTGTGGTTCTGGATCACGACGTTCATATTCTTCCTATACCAATTCAGTATCTGTTATTTAGTATTGGAGCAGGTCTATGAAACATATAAACGAAACTAAATTAAATGCTATTGTTATGCTTGATGGTGCATATGTTGATACTCTAAGAGATATTGACGATATCACCACATCTAAAGACGGACAAGTATATATGGTTGATTATGAGAACATCACATACATATTCAGACGTTCTCAGGGATTTCTAATCATGCCATATTTCGATGTCCCAGCATTCAAATTTTCAATTAAAGACTTAGCCGTTGAACAGGCTATAGATAAAACAATGGAGGAACTATATGAAACTTCGAATCTATCCCAAGGGTGAACAGCGACCATTGTTATTCGCTGATGTCACAAGTGTAACCGTTAATTTCTACGGTCCAGATTGGGATCTCACATTCACTCACACAGACTATATTCGTAACAACGCAACCTGCAAAGCCCAAAGCCATTTCTCAAGTGGGAATAGCTCAGGGTTCAGTTTCTTAATTGAAAAAGAAACAAAAGAATGGATTCAAGAGAACATCACATATAACCGTGATGCTAAGTAAGACACAAAGGAGAAACTAAAATGAAATTACCAAACATGAAAGCTATTAAATCTGCTGCTAAACACTCATATACTGTATCTAAAATCTTGGCTAAGAAGTACGCACCAGTTGCATTAGTGACTACTGGACTTGTTGGATATGGCGTGGCCGTATATAAAGGTATCCAATCTGGTAAAAAGCTTGAAGCGACTAAAGCGAAATACGAAGCCAAAGACGAAGCTGGCGAAGAATACACTCGTATGGACGTTGTTAAGGACGTGGCAAAAGATGTTGCCGTGCCGGTTGCTATTGCGGTGGCGTCTACTGCTGCTATTGGATTGGGATTTGCGATCCAAACAAACCGTCTTAAAGCTGTATCTGCCGCCCTTACAATGGTTACAGAAGAACACGCTCGCTACCGTCTACGTGCCAAAGAAGTATTGGATGAAGAAACATTCAAGAAAATTGATGCGCCGGTTGAAACTAAGAAAGTTGAAATCGATGGAAAAGAAGTTGAAGTAGAATCTATTGTTCCTAAGGAAGGGGATTTCTATGGACGCTGGTTCAAATACTCTCGCCACTATGCATCTGACGATCCAGACTACAACGAAGCTTGGGTTAAAGAAGTGGATAATATGTTAACTCAAAAGATCAACACTCAATCTGGCGGTGGTATGCTGACATTTGCTGAAGTATTAGACGCACTTGGATTTGAAGTGCCTAAGGCAGCTCTCCCATTTGGTTGGACAGATACTGATGGATTCTATCTCGAATGGGACACTCATGAAGTATGGAACGAAGACAAGCAAGAGCATGAGCCACAGATCTATGTACGCTGGCAAACACCTCGCAACTTGTATTCTACTACAAACCTGCGTGATATTATCCCAGGCCGCAAACAATTAGCTTAATATTAGGAGGAATCATATAATGAAAGCATCGGTTAAAGTTATTTTGAGTTTGGCTGGTGTGGCGGGCATCTCTTATGGTGCCTACCGCATCTATAAATGGTGGAAGGAAGAAGAAGCTTTGGAAGCAGAGGGCTTATCTTACGAAGAGTTAGTTGCAGAAGCCGAAGCTAAAAAGATCGAGAAAGAAATCGCTGAGCGTGAGGCGCGTGAAATTGAGAATGAACGCCATATTCGCGAGCTCGAAGGTCTTCCAGTTGATGATGAGCACGATTGGTTCAAGACTGAAGACGGATTTATTCGTCGTGAGTTGACGCCATACGAACGTAATTTCGGCGCAGAATACGATCCACTCACTGAGGAATGTATTCAAGAGATGAGCAAAGACGGAATTCTATACGACTTTGTTCAGAAATTACCTCAAGGTAAGACTCGTCTATATAACTACCGTGAAAAAGAACGTCCTGTCCGCGATATTATTGAAAGTGTTGAGGACATGGGCAGCCAAATTCGAGCATTAAAAGGAGCTGATATGGAACATGATCGCATCATTTATGAAAAACATTCGACAGAAGCGTTTGATTATTACAAGGCACTCGTCCTCGACCGTTATGATATCCAAGACGAACAATTACGTCGTGATCTTATTGCCTTGTTCTCCTGGGAATTCAACCCTCTTAAGTCTAAGGTTGGTGATTGGGGACGTCGTGAGGATATTGTTCAGCGCCGTACCGAACATTTCGGTTTCGGAACGCCTAATAGTGACTGGGCGTCTGTTGCTGAAGCTCTTCTGGAGTATTCTCAAATTATAGCAGACGCACTATATCGTGTATCTACTGAACAAGTCGCTGGTTGGTTGATTGAGACTATTGGTCTTGACTACGAATCTGATATTGACCCAGTTATCCATGATACTCTCATCTCATTTATCGAGCATGACCGTGCGCATCGTCCAAATGCTGACGACACTTATGGCCTATTCCATATTGACCTCGACCAATACAACGAATGTGAAGCGTTGTATAACGAAATGAACGTATGCATTTACGAAATCATGGAAGAACGTCTCGACCCTGAATTCACAATTCCTTACAAAGAGGAGGACGAAGATAATGAATGATATCTTACAGGCAATGGCTAGTGGGATAGCGCGGGCATTTGCTCGCGTTCGTCTCCAATTCTCTATGTGGTACGTCCGCAAGGGATATAATTGGTCTAAAGACCTACGTAAAGATTGTATTAATTTCATCTGGAAGAACCAACTTATCCTAAACCAATGGAATGTCCGTGGTAAATACTGGGCTGATGTTATCCCATCTGACTTCAAAGTTGATCCGTCTAAGACTATATTCGACTCGAACAAATACGGGGTAACCAATTACACTGTTGGTAATGAACGAGCTGTTGATATCCCTGGATATCGTTTCTTAATTAATGACTCCGGATATATTATGGAGAAGACAACTCTATCTCATAACCTACGCTTCTTCACGGTTAAATGTGACACAATCGCTGTACCACTTATTTGTATTATGCGTACTACTGGAAATCCTGGTACTGTTATTGACGGGTTGGCTCATAACCCATCTACTCTTGTGGCTTGGACAAATGCTAACTGCGATATCTACCCTATGATCCCTATCGACAGAGGTTATGATGGTTCTAAAGGAGCCCTCGTAACATTCGGCGACCAATTATATGGTGTAGACCATCCAGACAACCAAGGATTATTCATTGACATTGAGCGGTTCCGCAAGGGAGGCTGCTATGATCACTAATCCAGGTATCTTATTTCCATTCGGGAAGGAACCTGACTATGCTGCTGCGCGTGAATACAGATCAGAGTATTTGGCAGAGATGCTGAATACCTGTTCGTATTTCAAGCCATTCGACTTAGAAATCGATTTATCAAAAATTGCCCGGGGTGGGATTTTGCACCGAATTCGGAATAATCCAGGTGTCAATATCTATATCCCTGGGTATTGTAATGTGTTGATCGGTTATTTCCCAGGCAGCGTATTCCAGATCCCATTTCCATACCTACTACTATCGGAGCGTAATCGCGATTTGCGTATGCTCATTTTCTCAGAAGCTGCGGGCATGGTTAGATTTCTACAGGACATTCGTAATGACCAATTGAAATTTGATAACTACATGGCTGATGGATTGAGTAAGGGTTATTTCCTCTCAATCCGTTTGCAGCATTCTAATGTGGATAATTGCTTTGTGCCTCAGCATGGGTACAATATTCCATTCGTGACAGGCTACAAAATCCCTCCACACAGTCAAATTACTGACGAACTATTTAATTCTCGCTTATATGGTCAATATAATTGGCCTGATGTGAGCGATATTGACTACAACTCACATTTCGGTATTTATTCAAAGACTAAATCCGAGATAATCTACACTCCTAAAGAACTAATTCTTATGGAGGATCTAATTTTAAATCGTTGCGCAGAAAGGATTGCAAACAATGAAACTTGATATTACACGTATTCCAACTATCGAAAAAGGTCATTTCAAAGACCAAGCCGCATTTATCGACTCAATCAACCCAGGTTCTTATGGGTCAACCGTTGAAGATCAGCTTGAATTAACCCTCCAAACATTCCTAGACCTCCTCAAATACGGTGGCACAATTAGTGTTGCTGATATTCGTAAGATGGCAGGTAAGAAAGTTGCTACTAAGGACTACTATTTCGGTTGGGATATCTCAGTAATCACACAATTGAATATTGTGGATGGCAATAAAATCATCTTCCCGGCTATTTACTGCAAACAAATTCTCGAACCAAACACTGATATCTTCGATTACAGCCGCTTAGCTGCTATGAATGTATCCAAGGGTAAAATCACAGAGAGCCAACGTTCTTATGGACGTAAATATTTGGATCAACTATTAGAGTTGGGTGAAGTAAATCGTAATTTTGTGAATGATGTGTTGGATTCTAAAGGGGTAAAATAATGGTATCATTTGAAGAATATGTTGGTATGAGACGTATTGTGTATGTGAGTTATATTGATCCTAATAAAGCTAGGAGATTGAATGGTAATTGGTGTAACATATTCAGAGATACTGTAGCCGTTAATTTCTTTGACAAAACCGGATTCATGGTAATCAAACAGAAAGTTGAAATTGACGAGAAAAGTAATTCTTGCAGAACCATATATATCCCACTAGATAATATTGCTTTAATTGAAACTTTCGATTCGGAAGAAGTATTCGAAGCGACATATCCGCAGCTACCTAAATTGGAGAAAGGAACCGAGTAATGAAAAATCATGATACACTTGTAATTATTAGAAAAGTTGGCGATCCACGCATTGTTGAAATTCATGACAAAGTGGATAAGATAGAGTTTGTTGGTGGTGAGTGGCATATTGTGCTAAAAAATGGGGTAGTTCATCATTATCCATCTAGTTCTTATGTATTTGAATTGATCGACTCGTTGAATTACTATGGAACCAAACCATTAACAGTAGTTTTTGTAGATGGGTCAAGTCGCACGTTTCCAAATGTGCATGATGTGCAAGTTACTCACTATGATAATCACGAGGAATCACTAACTATCGTATGGGACGAACGTGAAGATTGCAGAACGGTAACAATATTCCCTTTGCATGAAGTTTTAACTTATTCTGGTAAGGAGAAGTGAGATGAGTAAAATTATTAATAAAATAACACCAACATCAATGAGAGGCCAATATGATCACCAATATAATGTGTTTTGCCGCAAAAATCACGACTATGGTAACTCATTTGAGAAGAGTTTAGACACCTTCGGATTGGTGGCTGGTATCGTCCGTATGAGCGACAAATTCGAGCGCTTATTAGCACTCACACAGGGCGATAAACGCTCTCTGGTGGCCTCTGAGAGCCTCGTAGACACCTTAGAAGACCTGTCTAACTACGCTGCTATGGCTGCATGTTATTTGAAGGGTAAAAAGGTGGAAGATTGGAAGGAATTGCGCATGAAAGAACTCGATAGAAACATTGAGAGTATTATTAAGAATGCCGATGCGATTGTTGATAATATGAAAGGTGAATCTAAGGATAACTTACATATTAATAGTGCTGGTGGAACCTCATCCGTTGATATTAAAACTGGTGCGATTAAATTTATACCAGGTCGTTGTAATGGTAAATCGGCTGCTGTTCAACAAGCCATTAAGGAAGCTCTCGATGATAAGGGGATTAAATACCAACCTAAATTCTCTGGTATTCATTTAAATGGTCCTGAGAAATTAGAACTTGATCTTAATATTCATCGCGACAAATGGGACGAGGTTATGGCTTATGTTCATCGGCCAGATACTTTGCCTAAGAATCCTCCTGTTAAAGTGAAATACGGACACGTTGGAACATTTGAATTCCCAGATGGAATTGATACAATCTCATATTACATTCGTGAGATGCAAAAAGAAGAAGCCAAGAAAGAAAACGATCGCGTCATGCTCGATATGATGTTATCTCGTATTGAGAAAGGTGAGGTTGTTCGTATTGTGGCTAATGGTGATGGATCTTTCACTACATATTTCGAAAAGCAAACTCTAAATGATTTGCGTAGATCTAAAGGTTTTGATCCAGTTGAGGATAAAGATGATGAATGATATTCCTGTTTGCAAAGAGGTAGAAAGCCGTGGAATAACTGGCGAAGCTGTTAGTAAATGGTGGACCAGCCATGATCGACGGTGGGCATTTAATTCGGAGACCAGGGAGTTGATTAAATTCCCTGATTTTCAATTTCCTGGACGGAAAGAATTGGAGGGACGAGATGGACAACAAAATTGATGAAGCATTGTACGGAATTACACATAATCCAGATCATGTGATTATTCCAAATTGGTCTATAGAGACTGCTGGATTTCCGAAGATTAGTAAAGGGACTGTAGGAGTAAAGATGATGAATAGAGAATACAATGGATTAGGTACTCATGATATTATGGGTATTAAGCGTGTCAACGAACTTATTGATGAGTTGATTACACATATGGACGAAGGTGACACTATCACTATTACTGGTGGTTGTGATCGCGAATTTAATGTTGTTATTAATTCCACTCGTATCCAGAAACCTAAAGTTGATAGTGTGACTACTGTCATAAAAGCTAACAATGAAACGGTTGCTGTGAAATTACCAGATGGTCGTATTGTTCAGATTGATGAGGAGCAAATCGATGGGTAAGAGCATTGATTTCAAGGTCTTTAAAGACCATAATTGGGTTGGTATTATCTATCGAAAAGATAGTATTGGCCAGATTAATGGGTTCAAATTCATGTATAAAGGGCCTGAAAAGCTGAAAGATACATATGAACCAGGGCAATATTTCCGTGCCGAAGTCCTTGGATTCGAGTATGATTTGGTATTTGAGAGGGACTTTTGGCATGATTTGGACGATAAAACTAGCGAATATGGGTTGGAATTTAGGATTATTTGGTAGGAATTAGGGCCATTTTGGCCCTAAGAATCCCGATGAATTTTTTGCGGGATTTTAATGTCCATGCATTTTTATTATAGGATTACGGGTGATTTGATTGAAAAAACTACGGGATTTTGTGTGAAATACCCATAAAATCCGTAAAAAAAGCCGATTTTCGTATTGTTGTAGAAGCGAGTTGAAATTTTTAACTATATATATAAACAATGGGGAAATGGTGGGAAAAAGTGTGTGAGGAGGAACTAAATGGATTTTTTAGATGTTACCGTCAAAAAGTTCACTTCCAATAACAGATCATGTGATTATGAGGTGTCGCCTGACTTCATTTTTGGTGATGCCAAAGATTTAGTGGTAAAGGGTGGCAAATTCTATGCTTATTGGAATGGACATAGATGGGACACATTACAGAGAAACTTATTTTACGATATTGATAGTCTATTGTGGAATAAAGCAAAAGAACTTCAAGAGAATAGCCCTGGGTTAAGAATTGAAGTGAAAGAAATTCGGAAAGCTTCTGCTGGGAAGTTCCGATTATTTATTGACTATTGTAAAGCCACAGAACAGAATGATATTCCGTTCAACCAGAAAGTATTATTCGCCGATCATAAGATGAAGCGATTGGATTATGCAACCACACAACTTTCTTATTCGCCAACAGAAGGAAATCCCGAAGCATTCATGAAATTGCTTGGGACTTTGTATGCTCCAGCAGAACTTGACAAAATTCTTTGGTTCATGGGAGCCTTATTCACCAACAATATGCGTAAGATTGAAAAATTTATGTATTTGTATGGATCGAAGGGTAGTGGTAAAGGAACAGTCCTAAAGATATTCCGATGGTTGTTTGAAGAATACTGTGGAACTATCGACTTGAAAATATTGACTAGTGGCGATCCATTCGCAACAGGACAAATTAAAGAAGTTCCATTGTTGATTGACGAGGATACAGACATCAGTCATATTTATAACGATACTCCGTTATTGAAACTGACAAGTCACGAAACCATTTCTGTCAACCAAAAGTATAAAGAACAATACGATGTCACATTTAGCGGTTTGCTTATTACCGCATCAAACCAACGATATAAAGTTCGAAATGTTGATTCTGGTATTACTCGACGAGCTGTGGTGGTAAATCCTAGTGGTAATAAAGTACCTCATAGGGAGTATGATTCTCTAATGAATCAGATCAAATACGAGTTACCATATATTGCTAATCTTGCGATTAATCGATTCGAAGAATTGGGTCAAGACCATTTCGATGATTACTTCGATGTCGATATGGCCGAGCAGACTGACCATATCTTTGATTTTATGCGTAGTGAAGCTATGCAAATGAAAGACGGTATTAGTCTTAAACAACTTTCTGAGTTGTATAAAAACTATCTTGAAGATATGGGTTGGAAGACGGACGGATATAAAGCCACAATCAAACGTGAAGCTCTTAGATATTTCGAAACCATGCTTAAAGACACAAAAGTTGATGGCGTTCGAATATTTAATTATTTCAAAGGATTTAAATGGTCTGTAGCATTTCCTGAAGGTGTGGTTGGTATCGATATTCCTGAAGATGAGGTTAAGGATTGGCTCGATTTACGCTATCACAATGAGGTATTCAATAAATTGGCTGCCGATTATCCTGCTCAACCATCTTTGGAGAATGGTAATCCATCTCAGAAATGGGACGATGTCGTAACAACGTTAAAAGAAATTGATACCAAGAAACTTCACTGGGTTAAAGTCCCACTACAACATATTATTCTCGACTTTGATATCAAGGACGAGAATGGAGAGAAAAGTTTAGAGTTAAACAAACAAGCGGCGGCCAAGTATCCGCCGACGTATGCGGAGGTCTCTAAATCGGGTAAAGGCATTCACTTGCATTATTTATATGATGGTGATGTCAATTTATTAGACAATGTCGTTGAAGACAATGTTGAAATTAAAGTTTACAAAGGGAAGGCGTCTTTACGACGGATTGATAATGCATCAAACAATCTTGAAGTATCTCATATTTCGTCGGGGCTGCCGATGAAAGAGAAGAAAGAGAGAAATGAGATGTATGATCAAGTGAAAGAAATCACATACACAGAGAAGACGCTTCGTAAATTTGTTAAGCGGCAGCTTGGTTTAATAGAGGGAGAAAAACCGAGCCACGCAAATACAAAACCAACCATTGATTGGATTGCACACGAAATTCAGAAAGCGCATGATATGGGTCTGCAATACGATATTACAGACTTAAAGCATTCTGTATTTCTACGAGCACTACAGTCCACAAACAACAAAGATTATTGCTTAGAAGTATTTTCTAAAATCCCATGGTCCTCCATTCGAGATGACGATGGGAAGACAGAATACGAATTGACAACTGGTACACAAATTGTGGCCAAGGAAGAAATCGTGTTTTTTGATATTGAGGTATATCCAAATCTGTTTGTCGTTGTGTGGAAGAAATACGGTGAAGACGAATTTACTCGTTGGGTAAATCCTACTCCAGATCAAATTGAGTACTTGTGTACATTTCCTCTAATTGGTTTCAACAACCGCAGATACGATAATCATATCTTGTATGCTCGGTTACTTGGCGGAACCAATATGGAATTATTTAATCAGTCGCAACGTATCATCAATGAAAAGAATGCGAAGACTGGAATGTATGCTGCAGCTTATGAATTAAGTTATGCCGATATTTATGAGTATTCACAAAAGAAACAATCATTGAAACGTTGGGAAGTTGATTTGGGAATTAAACACGTTGAGATGGAAATTCCTTGGGATCAACCAGTACCTGACGATTTGGTAGATACAGTTGTGGAATACTGTGTAAACGACGTGGATGCAACTGAGAAAGTATTTGATGCAACCTACGCAGATTATATTGCTCGAGAAATTCTTGCGACGATTACCGGTGGTAGTATGAACGCAACAAATAATCAGCTTACTGCTAGATTCATTTTCGGAGATGATCCTCGTCCTCAGGATAAATTTAATTATGTAAAATTAGCCGAGACGTTCCCTGGCTACGAATACAAATTTGGTAAGTCCACATATCGTGGATTCGAAACTGGTGAAGGTGGATTTGTATATGCCGAACCTGGAGTATACAAAGATATTGCTCTTATTGACGTTGAGTCAATGCACCCAAATAGTTTGGTTAATATGAACTACTTCGGCCCATATACTCAACGATATGCCGACTTGTTGAAAGTTCGTATTTTACTCAAACATAGAAAGATCGATGAAGTTAAACAAATGTTTAATGGATCTTTGGCTCCGTTCTTGGACGATGATCAATATATGAAACCATTGGTTACTGCTTTGAAGATTGTTATTAATTCGGTTTACGGAATGACTTCCGCTTCGTTTGATAATAAATTCAAGCACCCAGATAATATTGATAACATCGTTGCTAAGCGTGGGGCTTTATTTATGGTAGATCTTAAATTCGCAGTTGAGGCTGAGGGATATCAAGTCTGTCATATTAAGACTGACTCGATTAAAATACCTAATGCCGATGATTATATCGTTGACTTCGTTATGAAATTCGGTAAACGCCCAGAGTACAATTATAATTTCGACCACGAGCATACATATAAACGCATGGCCCTTATTAACAATGCCGTTTATATCGCTCAACTTGAAAACGACGCTTGGTCTCCAACAGGAGCTGAGTTCGCAAACCCATATCTACTCAAGCGGGTATGGACAAAAGAAGAATTGGTTGATAAAGATTTCTTCATCACCAAACAATCGAAAGGTCATATCTATCTTGGAAATGAGTTTGTTGGAAAAGTTGGATCTATTTATGCATCTCTCACTGGAGAAGAATGTATGTGGACCGAGGATAACGAGAACTTCAAATCCGTTACTGGTACAAAAGGATTCAAATTCAAACAAACTTCAGAATTCAACTACGAAGATATTGACTTTGACTACTACGATAAGGTTGCAATCGCTGGTCTTAAGAAAATTATTAAGGTCGGTGATATTAATCAAATCGTTGACGACATGCCTAAGGATTATATTGAGCCTCTTGGTCTCAATGCCGAAAATTCTGAGGTCGCTTAAATTCAATTTTCGCGCAGGGTCATTTTAGACCCCGCAGAAATTACATGGCACATAATAGAGAGGGACGTGGAAAAACTCGAATTTTTCACTCCTCTCATTGTTTTTGAGTCACGCACGTCATTTTAGAAAGGACATTACTATGACTAAATTATTGCAAGCTTCAAATTCACAAATCATTTTGGAAGACGTTCAGTTTATGTTTAAACCGAACTTCGCAGGACGACAAGAGAAATACAATCGTGAAGGAGATCGTTATTTCAACGTTATTGTCAATCCTGAAGACGCGGATATTCTTCGGCAGTATGGTGTTAACATAAAAGTATGGGAACCCAAAGCTAAAGATGCGGAAATGGAAAAGAAGATGGCCGAGAATCCCGATATGTACGAACCACAATGTTATTTCAAGGTTCGTGTATATACTCAATTCTCAGTTCCATCAGTAGCTATCATTTATGATGACGGCGAAACTCCAATTGACGCCCCTATCGATCCAAGCCAACGTACATATTTCAACGAAGATCAACTTGGTCTTATTGATGAAATGGAAATTGCTTTGTGTGATATGGTTATCCGTCGCCGCGAGCCAAGTGAAGATGGGACATATGCTCGTCTTGACTTGAAGAGTGCTTATATTCGCGTCGCAGCAAATCCACTTGAACGTAAGTATGGATTTTAATGACTATTGAGTTATACGACTATCAGCGTAGGGCAGTTGATAGTATGCATAACGGATCTGTTTTGTGCGGGAAGGTCGGTTCTGGTAAATCCTTGACCGGCCTATTTTATTATATGGAGAACCATATTGATAAGCCTCTGTATATTATTACAGTTGCCAAGAAACGAAACGATCGTGAATGGCATAGAGATTTTGAAGCCTTAGGAATAGATGGTGTTGTCGATTCATGGAATAACATCAACAAGTATTCCGACGTAAAAGATGCGTTCTTTATTTTTGATGAACAAAGAGCCATCGGATACGGAACGTGGGGAATGGCATTTATATCAATTGCCAGAAAGAATAAATGGATAATGCTCACTGCGACGCCTGGTGATGTTTGGATGGATTGGATGTGTATTTTCATAGCCAATAATTTCTATCGAAACAAAACCGATTTTGTTGAACAACATGTCGAGTACAATCCATATTCCAAGTTTCCACAAATCAAGCGATATCATAAAACTGATAAGCTTGAAAGATACAGACGATATCTTGCTGTGCCTATGGAAGATTTCCGTACAACAAAAGTTCATCGTCAATTTATTACTGCTCAATATGATAAGGAATTATATGAGAGAGTAAAGAAAACCAGGTTCAATCCATATACGGAAGAACCAATACAAAACGCTTCCGAGTTTACTCAAGTATTACGTCGTATAGTAAATACTAGCGATCGTAGGCGAGCAAATGTGAAGCAACAAATTATGACTCGTGATCGAATCATAGTTTTCTACAACTATACCTATGAGCTTGATATTCTCAAAGAGATTTGTCAAGAATTAAATAGGGCATTTTATCAATGGAACGGCAGTAAACATGAGCCAATACCTGATACCGATAGTTGGGTATATCTGGTTCAGTACACGGCCGGGGCTGAGGGATGGAATTGTATAACTACTGACACGATTTTATTCTATTCGTTAAATTATTCCTATCGAATTATGGAACAATCCGAAGGACGAATTAATCGAGTGAATACCTCCTTTAAAGATCTTTTCTACATTTATATGAAATCCCCAGCCTCAATTGATGATGCTATCGCTAGATCTATATCTAGCAAAAAGAAATTTAACGAAAGGAATTGGGTGACCCACGAATGTCCAAATTGGAGCGAGATTTTCAAAAAGGATTAATTAAAGACATCAAGCAGTTATTTCCTAATGCGATTGTCAAGAAGAATGATCCAAACTATATTCAAGGAATTCCTGACCTGTCTGTGGATGTCGGGCCATATTCCTATCATTTAGAATGCAAGAAGAGTGCCAAGAGTCCGTTTAGACCAAATCAAGAGTATTATCTTGAGCAGTATAATAAAAACGGAGGATGGGCGAGAGTGATTTATCCGGAGAATAAGGAGGATGTTCTGCATGAAATGGAACAGACACATCGAATACGAGGGTAAGCACTCATTTTTAAGTGCTAGTCAGTGTCACTGGTTAAATTACAGTCCAGAGAAATTGGTTGAGCGTTTCGAAAACGAAAAAGCTAAACAACGAGGAACAGAATTACACGAATTTGCGAGTCATGCGATTCAACATAGAATTAAATTACTCCCAGGTAATACTCACCCAGCTGTGGCTAATTTCGTAAATGATGCAATTGGATATCGTATGGATAGTGAAGTACTATTATTTTACAGTCCATATGCATTCGGTACAGCAGATGCTATCCGATATGATCCGCCAAAGAAAGATAATCCACGAGGATTTCTTAGAATTCATGATTTGAAGACTGGAGTATCCAAACCAAAGATGGAACAGCTATTAGTTTATGCTGCTTATTTCTGTCTTGAGTATGGAGTAAAACCTGAGAAAACTGATTTCGAACTTCGTATTTATCAAGGTGATGATATTCGAACATATATTCCTGAAGCGGAAGATGTGTATGATGTATATCACACAATTAAAGAATTCAGTGGAATACTTGAAAGTAAACCGAGGTAAATAATGAATCTTGAAGATGCATATAATGATTTTCTAGAACATAGAGGAACTCCTCACCAAGGATCTATTCCACATAGTGGACGATATGCTTGGGGTTCGGGAGATAATTCATATCAACGTGCGACTTCCTGGTCAGATGTCGTTGCTAAATACCGTAAGAGCGGATTAACTGATACTCAAATTTCTATGAAGCTTGGTATCACAACGACCGAATTCCGTTCTCGTAATAATATTGCTAAGCATGAAATTCGTAAATACAACATTAGTCGTATTCAAGAATTATCTGCAAAAGGAATGTCTTCTATTGAGATTTCTCGTGAGACTGGTATTCCAGAATCTACAGTTCGTATGAATTTGGATGCTAAAGTTCGTCATAATGTAAATCGAATGGAAGAAATTAAGACTGATATTAAGGGATTGATTGAAAAGAATCCATATCTTGACGTTGGTCTTGGTGCAGCTCAACAATTAGGAGTAAATGAGAATACTCTTAAACGTGCTGTACAACAATTAGAATCCGAAGGATATCACAAACATACTGTATATGTTAAGAATGCTACAAATGATGATCACTGGGTTGAAATGAAAGTCTTAACCAAGGAATCAAATCCTGATATTGTTCGTCAACACAAACATGAAATCAAACCACCATTTATTTCTGAAACTGATGATGGAAAAAGTGTATTGGGATTACGTCCAATTGAACATGTTGATTGGAAACGTGTAGGAATTCGATATGCTGAACAAGGTGGTACAGATAAAGATGGTGTAATGGAATTACGTCCAGGAGTAAAAGATCTTGATCTTGGTAAATCCCGTTATGCTCAAGTTCGTATTGGTGTAAATGGTACTCATTATCTTAAAGGTATGGCTGTTTATGGAGATCCAAAAGATTTTCCAAAAGGCGTCGACATTATTTTTAATACCAATAAACATAAAGGTACTGCAAAAGAAGATGTCTTAAAGAAATTAAAAGATGATCCTGATAATCCATTCGGCGCAACAATTAAAGTTGGTGGACAAAAAGGTGCTATCAATAAAGTAAATGAAGAAGGCGACTGGGCTAGCTGGTCTAAAACATTATCTTCTCAATTTGTTTCCAAACAACCACCAGCTTTGGTCAAAGGTCGTATTGATGAAACATATAAAAAACTACAGAAAGAATTTGATGAGATTTCTAATCTAACAAATCCTGTAGTTAAACGTGTAATGATGCAGGATTTTGCTGACGGCCTCACAACCAAACGGCATAATCTTAAATTGACTGGCTTCGATAGAATGAAAGGTCAAGTATTATTACCTTTATCTGGAATTAAAGCTAACGAAATCTATGCTCCTAATTTTAAAAACGGTGAGAAAGTAGTTCTTGTTCGATATCCTCATGGTGGTATTTTTGAATTACCAGAATTAACTGTTAATAATAAATTAGGAAACACTGCGGCTAAATTCATGAAGGGCGCAAAAGATGCGGTCGGAATTGATTCATCTGTTGCATCTAAATTATCTGGTGCTGATTTCGATGGTGACTCAGTTATGGTTATTCCTAATAATAAAAACGGAATTAAAACAAGTCGTTCATTAAAAGAATTAAAGAACTTTGATACGAATGATTATTATTCTCCAGATAAAAACATTTTAAATCGTAATTCAAAAGGTGACTGGACAATTAAACAGAAAACGATGGGTCAA